GAGGTAATATGCCAAGGATAAGAAAGATAACATCAAAAAATGTTGTTTTCGCCCAGAACTTTGGTACGCCCAAGGCCACGAAAAATTATTTCAGAAAACACTATTCCAAGGGTGCCACTATAGTGGGGCCGGGAACGTGGAAACTGAAAAACGGTCACTATGTCCATCTGTGGCTTTTCGGTCTTGAGGAAGTCAAATCGGTAAAGAACGACGTTTGGTACATTTTGAGGAAAAAATAATGGACGATTATATTCATCTTTATATGGTGTACTACAAGAAGGACACCGATTTTTCCCCTGACCACGACCTGACTTTCGAGAAGGTCACAAAAGGGGGAAAATATGTGTTTGTAATGACCCAATTGGCGAAGAGCCTTGAAGAGGTCTTTACTCAAATGCAAGGTGAGAGGTGGAGCCCCAATGGCGAGGCCAGAGACTATATCCAATCCCTTGACCTTGACCATACATCAATGTCTACAGGGGATGTAATACTGGACGTTTACACAAACAGGATGTACCAATGTGACAATATCGGATGGAAAGAAGTATATAGAACCCAATAATAACAACACTTTACAAGGAGATTTAAAAAATGTCAAAAAAGACCAAAATGACGGGTAAGGAAATCCAGAAGCAGGTGGCGAAGGCCAAGAAAACCCCCCCTAGCACTAGCGCTACAGGGTTATTCAAGTTCTACAAGGACACCAAGAGGTTCCACGCCTACAATGTGAGTGGTAGTCACGGTATTACGGGTGTCATCTATACCCCAAGGGGTGAGGATGTTCCTGATACCATTACTCTCAAGTTCGAAAAGAAGAGCTAAGAGAGGACTTAGCACCCCATAGGTGGGGGATATACTACACAGTACCCCCCACCTATGTCAAATCCTTGACACACAAGGGTTTCAGAGGTATTGACACAAACACAAAAATGTGATAAAATATACAAAATGATGGAAAAATGGTACATTTTGTCAATTTTTTGTCATTTTTGTGTTATTTTCACACACATACACAAATTGTCGAAAAAATAATTACCCCTTACTCCAAAAAAGGGGTAAAATGAGGATCTGTGTTTAGAAATGCACAAGCTTTTTGACAAGGGTAGTTTACGCAATAAAAAATTTTGGCGCTGGGCCAAAAATAAAGGGTAGATAATGCCTTTTGGAAAGGAAAACAGAATGAAAAAAGTAAAGATTACATTGGCGGACTTGAGGGAGTTGCGTCTGCCACAGACGCGATTCGAAGTGAAAGAGCTTGTCAACACCGTGGAGTTTGAGATTGGTCAGGGATTGACCCTTGATGAGGTCAACGACCTTCTGCAGAACAGGCGGGATGTTGAAGTCAGGATTGTAAAGTACAGGAGATAACCGTGAAAAACTACTTAGCAGAACCGTCTTTCTGTCCGTTCTGCGGTAACTGGTATGTCGAACAGACCGTACCATCTTATCCTTATAATGATATCGCTGAAACGGAAATCAGGCGTATCTGCAGATGTGACAAGTGTGGAAGGAAATGGTTCGATATCTATAAACTTGACCGTGTACTGGAAGAAGTGGAGTAGAAATATGTTGACAGAAGCGAATGTGACCTACACTTTCAATGAGGAAGTGGCCGAGCAGTATAATATGTATGGACTGTTCTATACCCGCCACTTTGAGGGCCGTTCCCACAGGGTAACGGAAGAAATGCCTATCTATATTCTGGCTGACAGTATTTCCAGAGCGAAGTCTGGTCTGCTGGAGCTCTGCAACCTTTGGAACAAGCGCTCGAGAGAGTGGAAGTTTACGGTGTAGGGGAGATAATACTATGTGGAAAGACTTCAAGAACGGATTTACAAATGTTGTCAATTTTGAGTTTATCGGTTTCCTCGCGGGTCTGTCTGTTCTGGCGATAGGTTTTATGCTGGGTATCTACATTATATGGCTTATCCTGAATATACAGAGTGTGTCGTAAAACGAAGGGCACAATAGTAGAATAATGATATGGGTGGCGGTGGGTCTGAAAGGAAGATATATGAACTATTATGATTTGTTGGAACACTTCGGTCACAAGATTGAGGTGGTTGTATACGGTGACCCGACTAAGCCGGTAAATGTGTCGGTCGAGTGTGAAACCTGCGGTCAGGTGTTGTTCGACTTTGACAGGCCGGATGAAGATGAGGGGAAGTAGATGAGTGAAAAACTTGAATGGAAGCTGGACAAGCTCCGCCTTTACGCAATCTCTGCAAGGATGATCCTTGAGGATGAGAAGTATAATTTCACCAATAAACAGAAAATTGAGCTTGCCCTTGTCTGGTTGAATCGAATTGAAGAGGAAAAGTAAAATGAAAACACTTACTGGTCTTTTGGTTACCTTCATCGGTGGTGTGACAATCGGTGCTCACCCGGCAATCGGGTTGGCATTAGCCCTGATTGGTCTTTACATCATTTTACACAGAGGATAAAATATGGAACACGAAAGAATGAGATTTGAGACATTGACAATCCCTCAATTGAGAACACGGTTGAACAGGATTACAGACCGCGAGAAATTGAGAAGGTTCATTCGTATGGCAGAGGAATTTGCGACGGGGATGGAAAATATGGGAAGGACACACAGGGCGCAGGAATACAGGGATTTGGGTATCGAAGCGTACCAGAAACTTTATGGGGCAGATCCCCCACCAGCACGGCTGGCTCGGGAGACAAAATTGGACACATTTGATGACGATTATCTGAAAAGGATAGGTGCAAAATGAGAAAATCAAACACATACGAGACAACGGTGACTTGCCCTTATTGTGGAGCGGTCAAGACAATGGTATTCCCTTTTCCTTCAAGGAAAGACCTCTTGAGGGGTAAGTGGACGGCCTGGGCGAGAACTTCCGATGAGCTTCACAAACACTTCAAGGAATGTGAAATGTACAAGAGACATTTCGGGATAGGTGAATATGCGGACAAAAAATAAAATCTGTACAGATGAAAGATTATTCTTGGGTAAAGTTCGGAATGATATGATTGTCGCAACGGATGACCTTATTTTCTCTCCCGTTACAAGACGGGGAACAGTCAAATGCCCGAAGTGCCATAGGTGGCTGCCCGTAATTGTCAGGGAATTTGAGGAAGATATTTACGAACTTTATCTACCGCCACACAGAGAAGAGAAATTGATATAAAAGGAGAAAAATTATGTTGTTATTTGAAGTCATTGGTATTTCCGTTATTGTTGTGTTGTGCTACCTTGGAATTATCTATATCTTGGAGCATTTGAGATGAAAAAAGTCTACATCATTGTCAGGAAATTGATCCATCCGGAAACGGGAGATATTATCACCTTCAAACTGGAAAGCCCCGTATATCTCAATGAAACCACGGCGACGGAAGAAGCCGGGAAATTGAGGGATCATATAATGAGGGTGACAACTGTCAGACCATTGATATACAATGTTTCCTTTGAAATATTGGAACTTGATTTACAGGAGTGATAAAATGATACAACTGAAAATTACCCTTACGGGCAAATCCTTCAAGAAGAACGATAAGTACGAGACTTTCGCGACGGAGACAATTAATTTCCTTTCTTTGAGGGATGCAAAAGATTTCCTCAAGGCGAAGTATGGTAATGTCAAGAGAGTTCCGATGTACAGGGATATTACTGGCGCAAAACCCACGAAAGAAAAACCGAATTGGTGCTCGAAGGTAGGATATATCTACTGTTTCCGAAATGCTGATTACTCCCATTCCCCTATCGAAGTCTGGTTACAGCAGGATTGGGTTGAGTTCTACGAATTACAGCCGATGGAGTTGAGATAATGGACGATGAAACGAAGGAAAGATTGGAAGTTCTCTGTAAGTCTCTCGCGAGACAGAAAACCGAGGAACTTCTCGACAAGAAGATAAGAGACTTGATAAAATCTGAAATAAAGAGAGGTCAAATAAAATGATAAAGAAAATCTGGTGTATTCTCTTTCACGGGAAGAATAAGAAATGGATGCAGGGAGTTCTCACATTCAACGGTGACGAGGATGTGGGTTACCCTGTAATTGATATCATAGTGGAAATCTGTGAGATATGTGGAACGGTGTCTTGGCGTTCAGAGAAGGTCGCCGACATAATCAGAGACAAAGATGTGTGGAGAGTGCCCGATGAAGCCTTCAAAGAAAGAGATTAAAAAGATGAAAGAGGATAGGGTGAGGGAAATCGAGAGGATGAGGCATTTCCGCAAGAAGAACTTCAAGGTCTGGACAAAACAGGAGCCATATTTCCGCTATAAGGACGAGTACGGCCTTTACATTACTCATAACGGATATCAGACAACCCGCATTTCTGTCTTACCGGAAGAGGTTGACCGGATCGTCCGTGCCCTGAAAGAAATCAAAAAGAAATAGGAGAACGATATGGACTTTTTACAATGGTGGTTTGACAAACATTATATATTAGCAACAATTTTTACGCCGGGATTTTCCTTCTTATGGGCAATCTGTTATGATTTGGTGGCCCGCGCTTTGTGGTCATTTATTGTCATTTTGATCTATTTATTTCTTCACCTTACCAGTAGGAGATAAAATATGGTAAAACAGATTATCATCAGATATTGTAATGATTGTCCGTACTTTATCAATAATAGTGGTGTTTCTCATTACTTGACAGATTTTTGTGGTTATAAACTGGAAATGAAACCTATTGAGAAGGGTAAAAAGAAAAGGACAATTCCATCTTGGTGTCCGCTGAAAGATTATAAGAAAGGAAAGTAAGATGATGATGATACGGTTTATTTTGTTGTTGTTGTTTCTTCATTGGGTGACGGATTTTTTTCTTCAATCCGATGCAATGGCTCTACAGAAATCGGAGAATAACAAAGTTCTTGGAAAACATTGTCTTATATATAGTTTTCCTCTTTCTTTACTGTTTTTGTTTTGGGGTTTGGAAACGGCCGGCATTGCCTTTGGTGCTCTTTTTATTTCACACTTCGCAATTGACTATGTGACGGCAAGATTGAACAAGAAGTTCTGGTTGAACAATAAACGACACGAATTTTTCGTGATGATAGGATTTGACCAGTTTCTCCACTATATGGTTTTGTTGTTACTGGTACTTTATTTATGGAAATAGACAATAGAGACATTGGAGCATTGATTACAATGGGAATAGCCGTCGGAATAACCGTCGCTCTTTTTCTTTACAAGATTTTGTAATGAATAATTTTTATCAAAGATACATAAGTGAATGTCGAAGGATGGAAAACATTCTGAAAGATGTTACCGCAGATTTGTGCCCATCCTGTGATGTTTTATTCCACGATGCCGATGCTATGGGGTGTTGTGGATATTGTGGGCAAATGGATGCCTATCGTGAGCTTTCAGGAAAATGGTTATCCGATAATCTTTTTTTGAAATTGAAAGAAAGATATAATTGGAATGAGAGATATGGTTTTCTCGATTTGAACAGGGGATGTAAACTTCCCCGTATATATCGTGCCGATATTTGCCTTACATTTATGTGTGGGGAATTGAGGAAGAGGCTTTCAATTACGGAACAGAAGATGCTCGACAATCTCATTTCCAGAATATTATATGATAGATATAGTGACCCCGATAACAATATGATGGAAATACTTGACAGGAAATTTGTATGAAAGAGAAAAGGAAACTCTTGATAGAAGTGGAAGCCTGGACACTTGATAATAATCGTAACATTGTGCGTATTATCGAGCAGTCTCATAGAAATGAAAGATTTGTTCCGATGAAATCTGGTACAGGCTTACGCCCCGGCAGCTCCTTTTTATCAAGTAACGGGGTGAAATTGAAATCTGCTGGATGCCCTGAATGGAGAGAGGAAAGTAAAACTCTTTTTGTCAGAGGTTCACGGCAAGATTACGATACCATAGGTGTTGAAGTATCTCGCGACGATTTGAAACAGATACTTTTTGCCATCAAAGAATATAATATGATGTTCGGTGATAAAATCGAAATCCCTGATTTTATTCCAGAATGGGATAGGTTGTTTTTCATCGAATAATTATTGACCGAAACTTTGTTTTATGATATAATATTGCTTGGAGTTGAATATGGCTTTCGTTTGTAAATTATCATCTGAAGGAATATGTATACACACCAATTGCCCTCATTACAATGAGCACGGAAGAATGTATATAGAGGGGCGAAACGGAGAGCTTGTCGAGGGGCAATATTGCAGTAGGAAAAAATATTGGTGTTATATAGTGGGGAGATTTACCAAGTGTAATCTGGTAAAAACCGATGAGAAAAATTATTTGGAGCGACTTGGTATATCAACTTCTGGTCGCGGCAGAGGTGGTGGTAGACCGTGGTAAGAATAAACAGGAAAAGAAGATTGGCAAGAAAAGTCATTTGTAAATATCACGAAATTTGTGATAGGAGAAATTGTTATCATATCTATCCCCACGATAGATCAAACAAATGTGATTTGACAAGTTGCGGTGTCTGTGTAATATACAGGGAACCCGATGCAACCAAAAATTATCTTGAGAGGCTCGGTGTTGAATAATGCCAGAAGCCTGGTTTATATGTGAAAATGCCCGGAAATGTGGAATAAACTGTTATCACAGTAAGCCACATCTTTGGGATAGTATTCTTTGTGGTAAAAAGTGCCCACATCTCAAAAATTCAAAATGTATTCCAGTAGGAGAAAGATGTATGACGAATTATTATAACGATGATGATAGAGATAAGTTTCTTGTGGAAGCAATGGACGAGGAGTATATTGACAGGGATGGTAAGTCCATCGTGGAAATTGTTGCCACGCTTTATGAGCAGGACTTTGACACTTGGGATGGTTTTGGTCATCTTCTCAATTGGGCAAAAGACGAAGATTGGTGGGAAGAGTTTATCGGGGAGTATGGTGTGGTCATTTGCAAGGATGAAAATGCTCAACCGGAACACTACTTACCAGTTGATTTGATGGTTCCTGATAAATTTGCGGACGCTGTTATGGATTTCTTACAGGAGATGGAAGATACTGAGGAAGATGATAAACAGCCGGATGAAGATGCCTGGAAAACAACTCAATAGAAAGGAAACAATAAATGGATAAGATCAGAGAAAATTCTGAACGGATTATCGAGGCCCTCAATAAGATTAGCGAAGAATATCCTGAAGAGAGATATCTCAAAAGTATAATCTTCACGGCTCTCGCATCCTACAATATTGGTGATTTGACGAATTTTCACGATATCACAAGTGTGTATATGCTTTGGCTCAAAAGAAAAATCGAGAGTGTAGAGCAGAAAGTGGATAAGAGGAAATTGAACTGATGAAAAGCAAAAATAGCTGGAGAAATTTTCAAAATCATTGTGATATGAAGATTGACCGGAAGAGGGGGATGCGAAACAGGATGAGAAATCTGGAAAAGGAAGAACTCTTGTCTCTGCTCGACAAACATCTCCCTCTTTATTACAACAATTTCAAGCATCTCTCAAAAGGAGATTTGATAAACTTACTTTGTGAGGAATAAAATGAACCAATTCAAACCAAATTATACACTTCAGGATTTGATTGCCCGCCTGGAAAACCGCAAGTGGTATGAGAAGTTATACTACAGAACCTATGGTATTATCCATAGGCTCCCACAGAATACCCGCCATTTTTTCAGATGTATCAAATCTTATTTCATTCGTGGCAAGAGAGGATGGGCGCCAATGGACACTTGGAGCCTCGATTTCTATCTTGCAAAAACCATCAGGGATAGTGTCTTGTATCTGAAGGACACAACTTGTGGTTATCCATCAGACCTTCAATCTATGGACGAATGGAAAGAAATCCTTGGCAAGATCGCGTGGACATTTGATCTTATTATCAAGATTATAGATCTTGATATCTACTATTTCGAAGCAGACGGCTTCGAATCCGAGGAAAGATACGAGAAAGCAAAAGAGGCGGTTAATTCATCTTGCCGTGGTCGTGTAGCCACAGAAGAAGAAATACAGAAATACAAGGAAGGGTTTGCTCTCTTCCAAAAATACTTTATGTCACTATGGAGCTAAACTATGAGAAAAATTATCTGGACAATGGTTACGGTTTTGGTGATGTTCTTGGTCTTTCACGCTTATGCAAATGCACAGGAACATATCCCACAATGGGAGTTAATCGGTAAAAGTGATAAGGGTGAATTGGTATATGTGGATATAAAATCCGCGGTAACTCAAAAAGAACCGAAATATTCCTGTGCCTGGTTTAAATTCGCGGGAGAAAACGGTGATGTTTTAATTCGATTTTATTCCACTTTCGAAACGAAGGCCGTTTGTTATGATCAGGTCATAATAGGGAATAAGGTGTTATTACCTTTGGATAAACCGTGTTTGATTGTCCAGAAAGATACTATCGGGGAAGAAATATTTAAGTCGTTGATTATTCTTTACACTATAAAAGAAAGAAAGTAATGGAGGCAAATATGTCAGATAATTGGTCAGCAAAAAGTCAGAGAGAGGAAATTCCAAAGTCCTTCTTTGGAAGGTTGTGGTATTTATTGAAACAGAATAAAATAGTATTGGTTGGGGTTTCTACGGCAACCCTTATTATTCTTCTTTTGATATTACTGATTTTCAATCCTATTGTGATTGTGAGAGCAGGTCAAAGGGGTGTCGTGATGAATTGGGGAGCCGTTCAGTCAAGGGTACTTGGTGAAGGACTTCATTTTATCGCACCAATATATCAATCGGTTTATAAGGCCGATGTGAGGGTTCAGAAAGCAGAGACACCGGCTGATGCGTCATCCAAGGATTTACAGGATGCACATTCAACTATCGCCGTCAACTATCATATTGACCCCGATAGAGCGTGGTGGGTATACCAGAACATCGGGAAGGAATATAAAGAAAGGATTATTGACCCACAGGTACAGGAAATCTTCAAGGCGGTTACTGCAAAGTTCACGGCAGTTGAATTGATTACCCTTCGTGAAAAGGTTCGTAACGAGACAAAGAATCTTCTCAAGACGAGATTTCTTGAATATGGTTTGATTGTGGATGATATTTCAATCGTCAATTTCAAGTTCTCCGGTGAGTTCACAAAGGCTATCGAAGCCAAACAGACCGCGGAACAGTTAGCCCTCAAGGCAAAGAATGACCTTGAAAGAATCAAGATTGAGGCAGACCAGAAGGTAGCAAGTGCAAAAGCCGAGGCTGAGAGTTTGAGATTACAGAAGGAACAAGTCACGGACAAACTGGTTGAGTTGAGGAAAATTGAAGTCCAGAGTAAAGCTATTGACAAATGGGATGGTAAACTTCCTTACTATACTGGTGGTGGAGTTGTTCCATTCATTGATGTCAAGAAATAATAATATAACAGAAACGGGGGTTTTGTGGGATATATCTGCCCCCGTTTCTGTCTATATACTTGATATTGTTTGTTTTCAGTCTCTTGACAAGTTACTTGAAATATGGTAAAATAATAAAAGGGATTAAAAAGGATAAATACAGGAAAGGAGTGTAAGTCTATGTTCTCTTTCAACAAATATAATATGAGAACAACGAAACCAAAGGATTTCATCTGTGATGAGAAATTTCTGAAAGCGATGAGAATGGCTTTGAGGGATTTCGGCTTTACGGTGGATCCACAAATCAAAACAAATGATTTGATGCGCCTGTATCTTCAGGGTCTTGCCCTATATGACGATGCCTTGAGGGTGAGGGTGACAAACTACAGGGAGAGAATGAAATAATGCACATATCAAAATATTTACATAAACATTATGTTGGATTGGTTCGACATTATGTTGTGTTATTTCTGAGCTTCTTCCTTCTTTTTTATTTTGTTCACGATTTTTATATTTCACTACCTGTTCCAGTTGAGATAAAAGGAGGCGGGCAGACAGAAAGAATAGAAAAATTATTGGTGGCAGCCGGTGCACCTGAAAATCGTATTCCCGTACTGGTGGATGCGATAGCAACGGCTTCCAGTTCCACGGGGTTCAATCCGGCCCTACTGGTGGCCCTGATTAAAACAGAGTCAACATTCAAGAGAGAGGCCATTTCTCCGAAAGGATATAAAGGAGAAATGCAAACACCTTCCGCAACAAGATTTAGCGAAGTGAATATATTGTACGGTGCCAAAATCTTGGAAGAGAAGATGGGATATGCCAACGGTGACCTTCTTCTGGCTTTGGCCCTGTATAAAGGTGGAAACAATCCGATGGCAAAAAGACAGGCCAAAGAGACATTCAATCTCTATAGGCATTTAGCAAAACTGTAAAAGGAGATTTTTATGAGTTTCGAAACTGTGAAAAAGTTCTATGTGGAGTGGTTACATAGACAAATACTTTTTGTCCTTATGTTGACCTTCATCTTTGGAATGTGTGCCGGTGTATTCGGTGGTAAACTTCTTTATGAGTGGCGAATGAAGCAGGCTATCATATTGAAGGGCTTTGTCTATGATAAGGAAGTTTTCGATGTGAAGTTGAGGCCGTAATATGTATTCGATTATTGTTCCTCTTCCTCAAAACTACAATGAAATGTATAACGCACTATGGGGTTGGGTTCCCGATGCCATAGTGCTCTTCATTGTATCATTTATCTTCTATAAGATAACAACTTTCATTATAAGGAACAGCTATGATAGATTTCGATGATCCCTGTATCTGGTGTCAAGAATTGGATTGTGATAACTGCCCGTATTATCGTCAGTTGACAGAACAGGAAAAAATACAAAACGGCGAGAGTGATCCCGTGATCTTTACGGAAGATTTGTCGAGAAGTGAGGCGGTGAAGTAATGGCTTGGAATAATTATGATAGACAATGGGTTGTTGACAGGGAAAATAGTGGTGCGCCCATTCACTTCTATCGGGTGGATGTCAATGTTATGTCACCAGACGGTAAAAAGTATGTAGGTTTTTTCGCCTATGCAAAAGATAAAATCTATACATCTGTCAAAACCCCCGATGGAAGGGATTATATGGTTGTCACCGCATCCTTCACGGGATTTTCCACGGGGCAGAACACTCTTTATATCAGAAATACCCTTACGAAAAAAGAGGGATCTATCGGTTCCTTTGTACCCGAAAAACTTTTTTCTCTCATCGAGACAATAATCTTCTCTTATAATGAGAAGGGGGGAATCACAAATCTCAAGGAAACACCAAAAGTAGGTCTGGATGAAAAATTATTTACGATTGAGGATTGATTATGAGCTGTGTAGTGGGATATGTTGATAACGATGTGATTTATATGGGTGGAGATAGTGCGGCTACGGGTGATGGATCAAGTGACCAGAGATTGAGAAAATCGGAGAAAGTTTTTCGACTGACAGGGCAAAACGACACGGAAATTGTAGTGGGGTTTTGCGGTTCCTATCGTATAGGTTATTTTTTGAAACATTGCTTCGAGCTTCCGGCGGCGGGATTGAGACAAGAGCCACAGAGTTATGTCTATCGGTCATTTCTTCCAGACCTTGAAGATCAAATGGTCAGGAACAAGATAAAACTCACGGGTTCAGAAATCCTTGTGGGGTTTCGTGGAAGATTGTTTCTTATAGAAGAGGATTTTTCACCCACGGAATCTATGGAACATTTTGAGGCCTGTGGTGAAGGTGGCCCGTATGCTCTTGGTGCTTTATATATCCTATCAAAAGATGATAGATATAAACCGGAAGAGAAAGTTACAATGGCACTTACAGTCTCATCAATGTACTGTTCGGTAGTCAGGCCTCCATTCAAGATAGTGATGGTGTGATATGGAACTGTCTACAGTAATAGAGTTTACCGCAATGATGTTCGTGTTCATAGGTGTTTACCTTGTTTCGTTACCGAATATCAGGGGTATCTATGTGATGATAGTCGCCCAGACGTTCTGGACGATATTTGCTATAATGAAAGGTGCACCATTTCTTTTGATGCAGAATGTCGTGTTGATGGGATTGAATATCTTTGCGATAAGAAACTGGAAAAGGAAGGGTGTGGGATTATGATACATTGGATAAAAGAAAGAATACTCAGATGGCTCTGCCCGGAATGTCCTGTCCTTCGTGGTAAAGATGTGGAAGCCTTCTTGAAGAGGACGGAAAATCCGGAGCCTTGTGGTCTTGTTCCTACTCCCAAATTAGCGGAAGTAAAGAAAATGATATTGGAGAGGTCAAAAGATGATACTGAGAAACTTCGTTGATACAGTTATGTTTTATTGGAGAGCGATGAGCTGGAAAGAAAAGGTGTTTGGTCTTATCTGTTTGGTCTTTCTGGCCCTGTTTGTTCTGGAACTGGTATGGGGGAATTAATCTTTCTGTACATTGTTATCAGTCTATATTTTGTCATTGAAATTGACAGTTATCTTCACCTGAGAAAACCGGATCACAAGTGTTTGTGTAGAGAAGATAAAGAATATTTGGAAAGGACGAGAAATGGGAGAAACTAATAAATCACTATTGGATTTTGCATTTAAGGATCTGAATATTTATATCAATCATTTACTGGAAGTAAATAAATGGGAAGGAACAAATAGAGAAGTCTTTATGAAGATGGTTCCTAAAAATCGGGGGGTTATCGCGGAAAAATTGATCAAATCTATGTGTAAAAAATTAAAGATTGATTGTGAATTACAATCTGATAATAGAAGTGGCTTCGACGCTTTTATTGGTAAAAATAAAATTCGGGTTGAAATAAAGTATGCTGCTGAGGCAAATAACGGGAATTATACATTTAATCAAATTCGACCCGAAGAGAATAAGTATCAATTCATTATTTTCTTTTTTCTTTCACCAGAAAATTCGAAATTTTATACAATTAAAAAATCTGAATTAAAATTCTTGACTCTCAGTAGGCAACATTCTGGTGGTAAGACATACACAATGTCAAATACTAAAAAGAATATGCTCTTCCTCTCAAAAACGGGAACTGGTTCATTTGTCGAGGCTATAAATAAAATCAGATGAAATATTTATTAGTAGAGCCAAAAGTAAAATCAATTGCACCGAATATTGCCTTGATGAAATGGGCAACATGGTGTGAGAGAAATAAACATAAGTACGAATATGTGGTTGGTACAGTTAGACCTAAAATCACTCCTGATAGGATACTTATATCATGTATCTTCACATATTATTCACAAAGATACAAAGAAACAATTCGATATTATCAATCTCTTTTTCCGAAGGCAAATATTATTGTTGGGGGAACATTTCCTTCCGTGATGCCTGAATGGTTTGAAACAAACTTTCCTTCAAATCCATTCTTTAATTTTGGAAAAGTTGAAATTCATAGAGGTATGAGTGAAAAAATAGAAAAGCTTCCACCTAAATATTCTCTTGTGCCGGAAAATAAAAAGATTGTTCTATATGCCTCAAGAGGATGTCCAAATAAATGCGGTTATTGTATGGTTCCAAAGCTGGAAGGAGAAATGAAATCCTTCAAATCTATAAAACATATTCTCCTTCACGGAAAAGGGGAAATTCCTGATGCAACGGGTGTAGTGTTATATGATAACAATTTTACAGCCCACGAATATTTTGATAATATTGTAGATGAATTGAAAGAATTTGATTTGCCGGTGGATATTCATGGGCTTCATGTTTCCTGTTTCACAGAACACCACGCGAAGAGATTTTCTGAGTTGAAATGGGGGGCTCAGCATGAAAGTGGAACGGCATATTTGAGATTCAGTTTTGATTTTGTCAAATATGAAAGGGATATAAGGCGGGCCCTTGAATGGGTTGAGAAATATAAAATTAAGGCAGGATTTTTCTGTTATATGCTTTTCAATTGGAGAGACACCCCCCATGATTTTTGGAAGAGAATTATGCTTGCCCAAAATATGGTTGATGATATCGGAAGGACGATTTTTCTCTTTCCTCAAAGATTTGAGCCATTATATGCATTGGAACGAAATAAGTTTATTGGAAAACATTGGACAAAAGAAAAAGTGGTTGGTATAGTAAAATTGTATACTTTTATGCATGGATTTCTCCCACTTACAAAATCAAAAAATTTATTCAGATGGATAGGTGAGACAGAAGATGAGTTTTGGCATCATGTAAATAACTTTTCTTCTATTAAAAACTACAGATTGGTAAAAAAATAATTATGAACATAATAGATTTTGATACATTATTGGGTGTTTTGATAGTAGTATTTCTTTACTACCTTTATACAATTGTAAGAGATAACAGAAAGGGGAAATAGTTATGGACAATAGACCAATGACGGGCGAGGAAATCGCAAGGGAAATGAAAACCACAAGGCAGTATGTTTCTCAAACCCTCAAGTCCGGTATGAAGAAAGTGTATTGTGGTATTGCAAGAACAAAACCACATTATACACCTTACGAGATTGCACTTGAAATGTTATTGATGTTCGATGTGAGCACCCACGATGCTCCGGCCTTCTTCAATCTCTTCCCACCAAAGTACAGGGAGAAAATCAAGAAGGATGCGACCAAGAGATTTCCGGGCGTTGCGAGAAGGGGGAAGTAATGAAAACCTACACCAAGGACATACACAATTGTAAAGAGTGCCCGAATATCAGGTTTTGGAGTGATAGTGCGGCACACGATGGCCCGTTTGATGACAGATTTCCGTGTTGTATTGCAACACCGGATGTGAAACCGGCAATACCAAATGTCAGGGCGGCCTCGTTTTATAAAGCATTGTGGCGGGAAGATTGGGAGAATAATATACCTGATTGGTGTCCACTATAAGGAGAAATAATATGCCACTATTGACAAGGGAACGGGAAAAAGAAATCAGGCTCCGATTTATTATTATGATGCTCATATTGGGGGCCTTCCTGTATTTTACTATTGTTGGTCTGAGCTGGGTTTTTGCAGACACGAAAATCTATGACGAGAATTACAGGACAAGAGGATATGTCAAGGATGGTGCCATCTACGACAAGTACGGTAACCGGACGGGTTATATAAAGGATGGTGCGGTCTATGACAAGAATTACAAGAGACAATATAACATCAAGGACAACAAGATTTACGACAAAGATTGGAACTACAAGGGCAAGATAGACGGCGGTAAAGTCTATGACAAGGAATATAAAACAAAGTATCATCTGGATGATAATTAGCCTGTTCTTTTTCCTTCCGGTTGCGGAGGCGAGAAATGTCATCATTGATGCGGGTCATACATATATGGAGCCGGGCGTCATCTCCACTACAGGGGAACCGGAGTTGAAATATAATTTGTGGTTCGGTACTGTTCTTATGTGGAAATTGAACAAGGTTGGTGTGTTTTCTGAAATTGTCTCAAATCTTTCTCTGAAAGACAGGGTAAAGTATTTCAACAATTCCGATGTTGATTTGGTGATATCAATTCACCACGATAGTACACAACCACAATATCTTGGTACAAACAAGTATAAAGGATTTTCCCTGTTTATCTATGACCGGAAGAATATCCATCTCGCGGAGAGGATAGGTAAGGAACTTGTGAGTTGTGGTTATTCTCCCTCACTTCATCATGCGGAAGATATAGATGGTGAACGAAAGACACTTCTTTCAGAAGAATACGGTGTATATCAAGCGAATTTTTATATCCTGAAATATACTCGAAAACCGATTGTACTTCTGGAAGTCGGAGTCATTACAAATTCCGAAGAGGAAATGAAATTGAGAAAAAGTTCCGTAATTGACGGGATGACAAATTGTATTGTGGAGGCTGTAAAATGAAAAAACTGTTATTGGCAATTGTTCTGTTTTCGTTGTTGTTCATTGGTTGTGTACGACAAGAAGAGATGGGCACATCCAAACATAGTTATGACAAATACACTATAGAAATGGTGGCCTATTCCAAAATTCACGGGATGGCAATCTATGAAACCACGATAGACGGTGATAGATATCTCATCTTCAGGGCGGGGAATAGTGGTATTGTGGTTATCAAAAAATAGGGTAAAAATGGTGTAAAATACCGTAATTTTTGGGTTTTTTGACCTTTTTTACCCTCAAAAATGGTCTATCTTATTGAAATCATTGAGAAACATTTCTATTGACATTATATTCAAATTGTGGTAGAATTATCATAGAAAAATCGGAAAGGACAGGACAGGAAATGACGAAAATCCCCACCAATCTTCGAAAGAAAATCAACAACAAGATTTACGCCCTCACCAAAACACTTCATAACCATATCGTTCTATCCGAAATTGATTTCATTCTCCGTGAACACGGTCTTTTCCTCATTCAAGAGGATGGTACTCCGTGGTCAGGTTTCCTTCTCGGTGAAAACAGCCATACGACAATCGAGATTGGAAACGAGTTCGGGAAAGTCACCAATTCCGTCTTAGCCATTTCGTGGTATCGTTACTCCAACACCGGACGGTATGAAACCGTCGCTTACATTTCCTGATGAAAGGAAAATCAGAATGACCAAAAGAGAAAAGTTCAAGTATGTAGTCGAAATTCTCGAAGGTGAAATTTTCAACAATACTTTGAAAACGGCGGTCATCGGAAAAACTCTTCTTGAAGAAGGGTTATGTAACAGAGAGAACATTTTGAAAGTTCAGAAAACATTCAGAAAGAAAGGTATCACGGTAAAGTAAGTGGAAGTTGTCAGGACATTTGACAAACCATACAAGATGGTTGGAAAACACCGTCACAAATGCCGGATTTGTGGTAAGTTGATTTCTGACGGTGAAATGACCACATTCCAACTTGTGAAACAAGAGAAGTTTTATCCTGTAAAGGGTATAATGAGATTTAACAAGTGGTTTTATTATCACAAAGACTGTAGGAAAGGAAAATAATGAGTACGACATTCACAAAAGACACAATCAAGAAACTCCGGTCAGAGATCGACAAGGCTCTTTCCCCTCTCGGAAAGAAATACAAGATCGAGTTCAATCTCGGTAACATCTATTTCACCGAAAATCAGTTTCGGGGGAAGTTGACTGGCACTTCCGATAGGAAAGCGGTCGTTCAAAAGAAGAAGGAAACCGATGAGCATTCCTTCAAGGTTTTCGCCAAGTATTCCGGTCTTGACCCCAACCTTCTCGGTAAGGTTATCACTCTCGGTACTACACAGTACAAGATTGTGGGTTGGAATAACAGAGCCCGCAAGTCTCCTGTCAAGTTACAGAGGGTGTCGGACGGTAAAGGTTTCAAGGCTTCGGTTGACTTCATCAAATATTCCCTGAAAGGATAATACAATGAAAGAGAAAAAACAGTACAACTTCCTTATGAAGGTTCCCAATAACCATTTCGGATTGTCTCTTATTGAGGAAATGAAGAAACATCTCAACAAGGACAGCTATCGCCTGAGGTTGCGTGGCACCAATCCTGATTGGGAAAAAGCCAAGAAGGACGGTATTCCTACCAATGTAAACTATTTTCGGGTTTCAACTCCTCTGAAGTATGCCAAGGAAATCAGGGTTTACATTTGTGCCAAGCTCGGTAATTATTACTACGGTGTTGTCGCCCCGATGGGAATAGACTATGTGAAGCTCAGATTTAAAGGTACTGACGATGCCGAGGGTCAGAGCGATGAAATATCTTTTCCCAATAACAGATGTGAGTTAGGATAAGAAAATGAAAAAGATGATCTGGAAAGTTTGTAACGGTGAAGCCCACGGAAACCCATACATCGATCATTGTATGGTCTGTATGCCTTGGTGGGGTTCCTATCCTGTCTGCCCCTATTGTGGTAGAAAAGGATATGGAAGAAGCACCGGAAGAAAAAGAATGAAATGTGCCTTTTGTAAAAGGTTCGCGGAGTATACTGAAGATACAACCAGATAGGATTGGAAAATGAAAATCAGGACAATCAAACTGGATCAAAACGATGTTATTCTTGAAATCAGGGAGAGCTTTCCTGTCAAGACAAGAAAGGATGGCCGTCTGGACGGCCAGACCGAAAGATTTGTCAGACAGCTCATCAAAGACCTTGAGGAAAAGGATAAGAGTGATAAAATCTTCATCGAAAGAGTTACCGATGAAGGTAAATGGTTTTAGGAGTGGAAAGATGATAATTGTTTCACCAAATGCGGCCTGTATCAGATGCCTCAGTATCGAATATCTTGCGGTTCACGATGTAGTGAGGGATGATAAGGTCATTGGACATTATTACACTTGTAAAAAGTGTAGGGCTGAAATGGATAAAATGAAAGGTGAGCCCGATATCTTCATCTGTTATCCCTTCTCTACTGAAAGGAAAGAAAATGAGTAGAATATTTTACGATGACAATTATGGTGTCTATGACATTCGGGATCAGGATGACATAGACTTCTACTTTGAGACACAGAGAAACTCCGTCTGGAAAACCTGTGAACGCTGTGGTCGTAGAGTGAAAATTCGCAGGGATTACGCCATCTGTAATTCCTGTGCAGACGCAATTGAAAAAGGATTGGATTACTAAAAACAAGGAAAGGAAAATAAAATGGAAAAGAAGTATAGTGTAACAGTTCAGTTTGATTTGTCAAAGGTGGAATTGAATGACATCTTTGATATTGAGCGGAGACTTGCCAAGCTCGGTATTCACTTTGATACCGGGGCGGGTGGTGGTTACAGGGATTGGGAATTGGATTGGTCGATTATTGGCCCTATGTCTGTCAAAGTAAGAGAGGAGAAGTAATATGTACAAACATTTTCCAGAGAGAAATTTCTATCCTGAGCAGAGAGCTCGGGCGTTGGCAATGTTTTTAGATATTTCGGATGGTCGCATCCGTGATATCAATGATCGGACATTCGAATTTGGGGGTCATAACTATCTCGTTCTGACCAATGAGGAAGCAGACGAGATGGAAAATCTCTCTCTTGAGAATTACATTGACGATGTGATCTTCCCCACACTTCCGGCAAGTGTTCATCCCTATTTCGATAGGGAGAAGTGGAAAGATGAGGCCAGGTACGCCGGCCGTGGTCAGTCTCTTGCCGCCTGGGATGGTGAAGAGCACGAAATCACGATGGGATGGGATAATGTCACCTATTACATCTACAAGAGTTAGGAGCTGATATATGAAGGAAACAACCTATAAGGGATTGGTCGAGGCTATCGAGAAGCTCGGCGATGTTCAGAAAAAAATCAGGAACTCATTCAATGTCTCTGAAACAAATCAGGACATCAAGGATGCCCGTGAGTATGGTTACATTTCCTCATCCATAAAGGATTTGGAACTCATTACGGATGAGTTGAAAACCATCAGGTCACTCTTCTTTTTGAAGGACGAGTAATATGAGGATAGACAAACCGATAAAACCGCCTTGTCCTAAGACAAGAAAGACATTGGACACTTATGAGTGCTGGTATAACTGCCACGGTTTCCATAATGGTAAACATTGCAAGTCGTATCAGGAATATTTGAGAAGGTATAGGGTAAACAAACACAAATAGGAAAGGAGTATGGTTTTCAACGACAAGATAAAAAAATTACGGGAAAGAGTAAAGAATAGAAACTGGTATGTTCCAATGGGTATCAAGTTATACTCTGACTGCCAAATAGTTTCTTATCCGCTAGACTTCAAGAGTAAACTGAAACCACTCGCAAATTCTGTAATATTTGGCGAAGAAAATGGTATTGATGTAAAAGCCGCCAAAAGAGCAGTCGCTATTTGTGAGGAGTTGTGGTCTTTGAGAGAGGAAATAGAGAAATTTGATACCGCTTGCCGGAAACAAGCGGAGATAAATTTGAAAAGGAAAAAATGAAAGAAATAAAACTGGTCATATCAGATGAAGTATATCGTGATTTGAGAACGGCACTACAGGTAAAGTGGTTGTGCCAAATGTCCGGGCCTGATCTTACATTGGCCATCATAGAAAGACTTCTCAAGTCTTTGGACAATAATGAACCAGTTTGTGAGTTCATCTACAAATCGGAAAGGAAAGAGTAATATGGATTTGTTTTTGTGGAACTGTATATTGGCCGTGTTGTTTTTCATTGGTAAGGTATTGTTCTTTACCTTTGTCGTGATGGGGTTTCTTGTAATAGTTGGTGGCCTTCTGGCCTTCATCGGATTCGCGATTACATTCGGTATCCGGTTAGCAATCGGAAAGGAGAAGTAATATGAAGATTTTGGATATGAAAGTTCATTGGTATGAGAACTTTGACAACGAGCCGGAGCTTATGCTCTTGGTGGACAAGTTACCTGACCACGATGATCTCAGGTATGAGAAGAAAGGCCCCCTGTATTTTGCGGAGAAAGATGGATATGTGTCCTTCTTCGCCTACAGTCAGCCGGGTGACGGGTACGGTGGACGGGTATTCCCCATTGTCCTTACGGACGGCACCAAGATGGATTTGAAAGGCCCGTGGTCAAGCAGGGCCGGTGCGATGAACCGGGCGGGTTTTGTGCCTTGCCTCGATGTGATCATCACCGATGATCCTGAAGTGTGGAAGAAAGGTTATACTTTCTATGCGGCGCATGTCACGAAGAAACTGGTAGATGAATATATCGGTGAGCTTCTTCCCGATGTGATACTTCTTGAAAGCAAACCTTATGGTGAGGATGATGACATTGTTTATATTCCTTATCTGAAGGATGGTAGGAAGAAGCCCAATCCTCAAACCTATTGGGGTAAACAGAGAAATAACTGGAAGGAATAAAATATGAAGAGACTGCTCATCATCATATTACTGTTACAGGGTATGTGGACTTTTCCCGTAGATGCCCAACAATGGGGAATATCTTATGGGTTTGACATATACAGTTGTTCCTATCTCTTGTCAAAGGATGGTCAGAATATGGGCACCATCTCTACAGAGTATAAACTATCTCATCGTATTCCGAAAGATGAGAGAATAAAAATGGCTGAAAAATGGTCAGAGGAATATATGTATGGCTATCTGAAACAGGGATATAATGTAGAATGTCATTGTTTCTGGATAACAGTCAAATCCGCAATGGGTGGCGGTATTGGTACTGGTTATACTGGTGGGTTGGAAAGAGCAGAACAACCAATGAAGAACATAACAAAATAAGGAAAGGAATAAAATATGACAAAGGCTATTTACATAAATCGGTGCATCGAATGTCCTTATTTTGTAGAGGACATTATGAGTGACTTTTGTGAGTTGCTTGAAGGTAAGGTCATCTATAAGGGATATGAACGAGTTCCACCTATCTGCCCCTTGAAGGATGTTCCCTATACGGATCAGTATTATTATACGACAAAAACGGCAAAGGAGAAATAATATGAAACCGCCAAAACTGAAGGCGTTTTATTTTGATGTGACCGTGACCGGAATTGCCCTTGTTTATGCCTATTCCCGTAATGAGGCTCTGGACATTCTCAAAGATGCAAGGGTTATGGTTGCCGGAAACAAGATGAGAAATCCTGATATCTCAATCGCTCAGGATGATGGATTTATGCTTGTTGCAGATACAGGTGAGGATCATAGAGAGGAGTAGAATATGGCAAACAAATTATCACCTTTTCTCGGATTTACAGATAGTGTGCATATCAGATCGGAGTTGACAAACGATTTTGTCTATGCAAGGTATATTGTCCTTTATGACCATAGGGGCAATGAGTACAGGATGGACAAGAAGTTGATTTTGGATTTCTTGAATTTCCATTCTGACGAATTGGTAGCAATCAAGAAAAGAAAACATACCCATTTGAAATGGATGAACAATGAGGAGTAAAATTATGAAGAACGAATGTGGCAAGACGAGAGATGTCAAGGATCCCTATGAAATCTGGATGAACAATCAGGGATGGGAGTGGAGAGTTCTCAAGAAGTATCAGACGCCTGAAAGGGAAAAACAGAACCCCTATGCTCGCTGGTTCTGTGCTGTGAAGTCTCCGTTTACTTATGGTTCCTACGAATACGGTGACACCTATGTGAAGGATGTCATCACCTACGCTTACAGGGTGAAGTAAAATGGATAAAGACAAAGTAAAATTGGTCGGTTTTGTCATTGGTATCCTGACTGATGATCTTGACCGTAGTAAACTGGATCAGCTCAAAGAGGACTTGTTCGATTCTTTCAGAAATCTGATTTCAGTTGAGGAGGCATTTGAAAGTTACATCCTTGAATTTGAGGATGTACTTGATACTGACCTTTCGGAATTGATTGATAGGATTGATAGGATCAGAGCAAGATATGTAAAGGAGTAGTCAATGAAAAAATCATTAGCCGAAGAAACGAGTGCATTGATGGAAGCTATAGATAGACAAACAAATCTTCTCTGTGTGGATAACAAACTCTCGGAGAGAGAGGGATATATTGTTCATTCCGCAATGTTGATTGGTGCTATGCTTGGAATTGAGTACGAGGCAAAAGCGGCCTTGGAGAGAATGGATGAGGTTTATACACCTTCTTGGAAAACAATGAAAGCAATCCAAAAAAGATTGAAGGAGAAGAAAAATGGAAAAAGATGATGGACTTGGATGCCCCCGTGGCACAATGAATGCTCTATTACCATCCATTGTTCTCTGGGCGATAATAATTATTGTCTTTCTTCTTTTCGTTATGAGGAATTGATTATGGATAAACTGGAAAAAGAAATGCTCGAGTTGGTTGAGCAACATACCCAATCAATTTTGAAAGAAAACTTTGATCCGAAAATACACCTGAAGCTTCGTGGTATCTTACAGAAGGCCATATTGAGGGGCGTATCAATCGGTTTACTATGGGAGAGGAGAGAACAGAATGGTGGAAAGTAAAGCAGATAATAAGTGGAAAGTGGTAATAATGCTCAATGAGGAGCCAAAGCAGGTTGAAGAAATGGTACTGGACAAGCCGGAATTGTGGCGAAGATTTGAACAATATGTTCCAGCCATTTCGAAGCCGGGTTTCAAGTATTTGGAACTGGAACTTGGAGAGATGTTTCTTGTAATAAAACCCTACAGGCCTGAATACGAGAACAAGAAAAGGAAAAGTGGAAATGAGAAAAGCCGGAAAAAAAGTAAGGTGTAAACATTGCGGAGATATCATACAATCGAAACATCGTTGGGATTTTGTCGAATGTAAGTGCGGGAAGATTTTTGTTGACGGTGGTTCTGATTATCTCCGTATCGGGTGGCCCTGTGGGGAGCCGGAAGAACATCTCGAATTTATAAAAAATGGTGAGGACAATGAGTAAGATGGAAAAGTTCAGATATATCGCGTGGAGAGATCCCAAGGATGATTTTGGTATTGATATCCTTGTGGAAGAGAGACAACCGGACGGAACTGATTTGGGTTTGCCCCTGAAGCAGATTGTCCGCCACAGTCCTACTGGTATGGAGTGGGGTTACGGTGGTAGTGGCCCGGCTGATACCGCCCTTTCTATTCTCACGGATTTCATCAGAAGGTCTGGATTGAGATCAAACAAAAAGGCGGCAACCAAAATGGCTGACGGTTTCTATATGGACTTCAAGTGGAAGTTTATTGCCCCCGCGGAAAGAGAGGGGTTCCAGATTACCGATACTCAAATCCGCAACTGGTTAAACGAGCGGATCAGACAATTGAATATGGATGATGAATAAACCGTCATATTTGGCTTATAAAGGGATATTCGGGGATGCAGGGGGTTTTATACCGATGGATGGGGTCACCCTTTATAGGTCAAATAAAACGGTCATATTGTTCAATGATTTCAAGAGGATAGGATAAAATATGAAAAGGATAGTGAAATCAAATACTTATACACAAACGATATCCGGTGGTTACAAGGCCAAGTCTATTGATGACGGTATTCGACACCTGAGGCGCATGGTTCAATTGTATTCTACCGGAGCTGTTCTCTTCGATAAGAGAAAAGAGGCTTTCAATGAGATATTACAATACGAAAAGAAAGTCAGAAAATCCCTCTTGAAACTTTCCAGAAAAGAAAGGATAAAACAGGAACAGCATATAGAGACATTCTTTCATCCAGAGTACAAAAAGCATGTAAAATGGGTGCTGGGGAACAAAAAATAGGATATTTACATTGATAGGGTATTGTGTTATAATAACATAGAAAGGTTGAATATGAAAAAAACTGTGTTTTTACTTGTGTTTTTGATGGTACTCACCGGATGTGCTACCGTCAAAGTCGTGGATGAACGGGGAATGCCGGCTCCAAACTATGAAACGGTTTTATCTCAACCTTCTTATGATATTCAGACATTCCAGAGTATCATAAGGTCGGTGGAAATATCACCGGAGAGTTATGAACCGGAGTATCTTGACCTTTTCAAAAAATACAGAGTTCCAAAGGACAAGACAAGAGGTATTTTTATTTCCTTCAGGGTAGTCAATCCGAAGGGTCACAAATATATCTTATTGAAAACAATCGAACACAAGACAAATAATGATTTCGACTTTATGAAGGAAACAGTCAAACTTTATACCGGAAATGATAAGGACAAAACGTGGGCTATTAGCTGTCCATTGGATTACGGAACATACAGAGTTTCCATTGATGTTGCTGATTACGATGGAAACCTGATAGCCACTCACGGTTTGTTTACTTATATAATAAAGTAAGGGGGTATTGAATGAAGAAACTTGTTTTACTGGTAGTTATTGTTTTTCTGCTCCCCAATCTCTTTCCTTTCACGGCGAGCGCACAAATGTCACTCCCTGAGAAAGAGTATGTCGTGAAGGAAAAAGCTAAGGAACAGGACAAGGCTATCAAAGCGGATGCCCGGAAGAAGAAAATCGTCTACAACCGGGCGATGGAAGAAGAGAAGCAATCAACAATCAACAATTCTGTAGTTCAGCCGTATTTACCGGCTGAAAGCCAGAACATTCAAATCAAAATCAATAACACAAAATAATGTATAGGAGGCATAAATGGTAAAAAGAGTTCTATTAAGTTTAATTTTTGTATTGGCGTTGTCAACGATGGCATTTGCTGATAGTGGTGTTTATGATAATACCACTTGGGGCTCGCCCGGCGCCGTGTATTCCGATAACAATCACGGTACAATCAATACGGGTGTGATGGGGCCTACGGTTGGTGGTAATGTTACTGGTGGTAGTGCCACAGCAACGGCAACAAACACCAATACCAATACTGCTACTGGTGGTGCTGGTGGAGCCGGTGGAAATGTTACTGTTGGTGGTGGTATGTTCAGTAAGACACTATCACCGGAAGCAAGTGTTTCCAATTCGGGTAATTCACTCAATTCCAATAAACAGGAAATGAATGGTAACCTCAATGGTAACCTCAATGGTAACTTGAACAATTCCGGTAATTCCTATAATAGGAATTCCAATCGGAACACCAATGTGAATAACATTGATGTGGATCAGAAACAGCAACAGGGTCAGGCTCAAGGTCAGCAACAGGGTCAGGCTCAGGAGCTTTCTGGAAATCAATCCGTGGCTAACGTGTCCATTACACAGAATGGTGCCGAGATTCCCCGTAACTTCGCTATTCCGGGCACCGTGTATTATCCCGGTATGCCTTCAGAGTTCTTGAATGATACTCAGTTCGCAAACGCTCAGCCTGTGAAGTTTATCCTTCAGTTCGGCTGTGTTTACAACAAGGTTCATCTTGAGAATATGAAGGGTGACGGTTGGGTAAAGACGCTTCAGCTTACCAATCTTTATGGTAATAAGGTTTCTTTCCCTGAAGATACCGCCACAATTACATTCCTTACGGAAATTCCGAAGGATCTCAAGTTGAAGAAAATCGGTTCGGTTGTGTCCAAGGCGAGAACTGGTGACACCACTACAGAGCAGGTTCTTGGTGATATGGGTCTTGAAGCCCTTACAATCAAGGGTGCTAAGTATGTGTTGGTTTCCGGTGAAGGTATTCAGAAGTATACAAAGACTTCTGGATGGGGTGTTGCTCTTGGATATACACACGCTGGTATTTCCGATAACGGTCAATGGGCCGGAACGGGTACAGCTGGTGTTGGTTATTCATCCGGTAATGCCGGCCGTCAGGCCAATCCGTTTATTCACGGTGTCGTTCTTACGGACGAGGCAACATTCAACGAGTTGATGAAGTAATATGACAAATAACGGGGGCCGGGCGCTTAGCGACTTGCCCCCACAAAACCTTATAAGGAGAAATGTAGTATGAAGAAAATTTTGTTAGCAGTTATTATGGTTCTTTGTTTCACAGTTCCCGCCTTCGCATTTGGTGATTTCACATCTGTGAATATGTCACAATGCCAGATGAGCATTTGGGGTGGACAGCATCAGAACACATCAGTTTTCACAACTGGTGGTTCCATTATTGCCGCTGGTGCACTTCAGGCTCAGGGCGGTCTGTATGCCACGGAGAGAGGCAGCTGGTGCAGTTATTCAAGTTCATTTGCCGCTTCTGGACAGCTTCAGGCACAGGGCGTCGTGATTATTCCGGTGCGTGAAAATCATTATTGTGGTGGCCGTCCATAATTAATCCATAAATCCAAGTGGTGATGTGATTCTTTTGAAAGCCGTGGTGAGAACATCGCCACGGCTTTTTATTGACATTCTCCTATAAATATGGTATAATATACAAGATGGGGGAATATTCGATGATTGAGACTTATTGGAACCTGATAAAAGAGAAAATAATGGCTCTGGACACCAAGGCCAAGGTTCTTATCGCTCTGGTCGTTCTTCTATTGATCAGTATGATATGGACTTCGATGAAGGTCTTTTTAGCTCTTCTATTTTTTGCCCTTGTGGGATATGGAGCTTATTGGCTTTATGAAAGAGCCAGAAATGAATAAGCGGGGAAAAGAAAAAAGAGGGGCCTCAATACCAGACAATGTTTTGGATGAAATAGCAAATTTGTTTGATGGGATAGGATGTTCAATAGATTACAGAAAAGATAATCCTGAGGCTACGCTGGAAACAGAGGAACTTCGGCCTCCACCGCTCGAATGTAGGAGATGAAAATCGCTCGGACTACAGAGGGAGCAACCCAAACAGACCGGAGTAGGTGAGCGGTATGATGATGGTCGGGTAGGGGCTAAGACAAATGTAGCCATAAAACAGAAGCCGGGGTACGGGGATTATCAATTACAACTGGAAACGGAGTAAGGGCTCGACGGATACAGCTATCAGCCAGATGGTGAACTTAGCGCCCGATCAAAGCGGACAATATCAGATATCTTCTGAGGCGCATCAATACCTATTACTGGTGGAAAGCGAGAGGAGACAGCAATAGAGCCACATCTGAGGCTTCTCCCGAGCGCGCCGGTCAAGGCCGGACATTCCATACTGATGTGGAAGGGTATGGATAGAACCCGATAGAAGTCAAAATGCCGTCTTTACGTTTCCAGTTCTGAATACAATGGCGGGGGCGCAAGGTCGCAACTACCGCTCATAACGGTGGACAGCAGGGAGCGTTACCCTGACCCGCTACCAAATAAAAATGTGGCGGTAGGTTCTTGAGTGAGGAATGGTAGGTTGGACGCGACTTTTCTGTTTCTTTTACTGACGCATAATCAGGTATAAATCATATGGAACCGATAATCCTGAACCGCCCCCGAATAGAAAATATGGCAGTTATATTTACGGTAATAGTCGCGAAGGAAAATGAGGAAGGGTTGTTGACCGTTCCCTTGGGATGGTTCTCCACATTTCCTGATGCCTCAAGTGGAATAGTGAATTTCGTAAAACACATTTTTGATGAGGACTTGGAAATGTGGCCGTATTTCATTATCGAGATGGTTCCAGAGGGGATAAATACCCCTGTATCTGAAGCCAGATGGTATAAATGGTATCCGGAAGAGTTTTCCTATGTTCCGATAAAGAAACCGGAAAAATATAACGACATTAAAAATTTCTCATTTATGAAATGAGAGAAATCCAATATTGGAGGGTCAAATTGTATGAGGAATTTCCTTATCATTGTGATGTGCCTGACACTTGTGGCGTGTTATGCACCCAAAGTAACAAAGGTTCCTGTAGGCCCCTGTCCGGCCTGTAAAGCCGAGCCGGTGCCGGTGGTCAAAGTTACTCCACCGCCACCCCCACCACCGCCGCCACCCGTGGTGAAGAAGAAGATTGATGTTCTTCCTTTCTATTTTGCCTTTGACAAGGCAACATTGGAGAACCAGCAGGAAGCAATCGGTAGAGCCATCGAATACCTGAAAGATGACCCGGCAAAAACCGTGGAGCTTCAGGGTAATTGTGACAATCGGGGTTCAGAGGCTTACAATATGAAGCTTGGTCAGCGGAGAGCGAATACCGTAAAAGATATCCTTGTGAAGAAGGGTATTGACAGCAAGAGGCTTACAACGAAATCATTCGGTGAGTCGAAAGCTACTGGTAATCACGCCAAAGACCGAAGAGTTGACATTGTAGTTATCAAGTAATTGAACACGGCAAAAAACCGAAAAGAGGGGAGCCGTGAGGTTCCCCTTTTTTTATTTTACCCCCATAGCCTAATGGATCAGGCAACTGCCTTCTAAGCAGTCTTATAGAGGTTCGAATCCTCTTGGGGGTGCCAGAAAATATGCCCCTGTAGCCTAATGGATGAGGCAAGAGTTTCCTAAACTCTCTTATGCGGGTTCGAATCCTGTCAGGGGCTCCAATATAAGATTATGAAGAAGAAATATAAACAAGTATTACCGTTCAATGTGAATATGAAGGTGTCTGACCAATTCGGTTTCTCACCTATGTCTGTGCTTGAACCCACAAAGAAAGGTAAGATGAAATGGAAGCACGCCTACCTTGAAAATGTGGAGTTCAGAAGGTCGGATGACTGTAAATATCTTCCCAATTTGGGATTTTCGGAGTTTCACGCCGAATTGGCGGAGTGGATTGTAAAATATTGGTCATTGAAAGGTGATACAATCGTTGATCCATTTTGTGGAAGGGCGACAAGGGCTTTTGTCTCAAGTAAACTGGGCCGGAATTATTTTGGATATGAAATATCACCGGAGACATACAGAAAGGTTGTTGACCATCTGGAAAAACACAATTCGAAAGCCACCATCTATAATGAGGATGGGGTCAGATTGAAAAAAACACCGGATAAATCCGCGGATTTGGTTTTTACTTGCCCACCTTATCACGCATTGGAAAGATACGAGAGTGTGCCGGGTCAATTATCTGACATCAAATCATATGCGGATTTTCTTATGTCCATATATGATTGTGGCTCGAATGTAATGAGGGTCTTGAAAGAGGGGAGATTTTTTGTTTGGGTCTGTGCCGATTGGCGGGATGCAAAGGATTTCAGAATATTCCACGCCGATTCACTCCGAATTTTCAAGGAAATCGGATTTATTGTTTGGGATATCATTGTAGTGAAGAATATCAGCCCCTTTGGAGCACTACAGGCGGGGAAGGTGGCTGCAAACAGATACACATCGAAAATCCACGAATATATCATCGTCTGTAGAAGGCCGGGTAAATTTGTGGACGGAGAAATTGAAATCGAGGAAGAGGAAGAGCCTGTTTCCGCCTTCTTTGAAGTAGAATAAGCCTCCGTAGCTCAACTGGATAGAGCACTTGGCCACGAACCAAGGATAATGTTGGGGTTCGAATCCTCACGGGGGCACCATTTTTCATAAATATATCAGATGGGTGTATTCTATGAAATTTGAACATTATCTGAATGAAGAAAAATTGGAAGTCCATCCCTTTGAACAGGCCGGACTTGGGAAGTATCCATACAAATATCTCTACGCGAAAAGAGAGGTTTATGTGGCTTGTCCTGGCGCCCCTGTTCAGCCCGGCGGTAGTTGTGACTATTGCTCCACGGGTATCTATTATCAATTCTGGCTTGAAAGTGCTGACGGAAAAAAATTCAAGGTCGGTTCCGAATGTATAATGAAGGCCAACCGAAAGAGCCGCACGGGTGCCACACCGGAAGAGCGAAAATCAGAATACATTCTCAAAAAAGCCGTCACAGATTACAAGAGGAATGTTGTCAAGGATGCCCAGAAGGAGAGGGTCAGGCTGGCCCTTGAATTTCTGGACAACAATGAAGATTTTCGGGAAGTTCTCAATGCCATCCCAAGGCCCGGATGGAAGGGAGAACAATCAATGTTCGATTATATTGAATGGATGAGGCGAAATTCGGGTCTTGCCGGTAATATGAAGATCACAAAATACATCGAAGGTCTACAGAAAAAAGGATGGAAACATCTACCGAAAAGGCCTTTGGTTTCCAAACCGGAACCAAGATCCAAATGGGCCGGCACGGTTGATCAAAAACCCTACAAGGGTATCCCCGGCCATTATGATGATAAGAACATTCCAAAAGAATTGATAATGGGAATGTATGAGAGACAAAAAAGAAATGCAATCGAGGCTGTATTACAGGATATAAAATTTAGATCATTTTTGAAAACTTTACCTCACCCCAAGGGATTTAAAAACAAATCGTATCTTGATTTCGCGCTGTGGTTGATTTCCAATCAATATCTCTCGCCAAGACACGTTGGTGAGCTGGAAGATTATTGGGAAGAGGCATATAGAACAAAAATAAAGTAATAAATATATTTGGGAAGGTTGATATGAAACTACAACAATACATAAGAGAAGTCAGCGCTGGGGAAAAATACTCGAAAGAAATGGCCAAAAAGTACAGGGGTGTTCCTATGGAAGAAATACCCATTGAGGATTTATGGATTGCTATGCAAAGAGGAAATTTGAAATTGGCTGACAATATCAAAACTTTCAACCTTCCCGCCGGTGGTTCCTGCCCGAATATGGCAGAATGTTATAAAAAATGTTATGCTAAAAAGGCGCAGAGGCGCCCAACGGTTCGTATATCCAGAGAGAGAAACTTCAGGCTTGCTAAAGAGAATACCGGGCTGCTGAAGAAGAGAATACTTCAACATCTTGAAAGGGGAGATGTTGTCAGGATCCACGAAAGCGGTGACTTTTTCAGTCAGGAATATCTGGATATGTGGTGTGAAATTGCGAAAGAAAGACCGGATGTAATGTTTTATACATACTCCAAAACAGAACATCTTTGGGATTGGTCTGAAATAAAAAGACTTCCAAATTTCAATCTTGTAAGTTCGATTATCGCCGGCAAAGTTAATTTTGGGCCGGAAAAAGAAATAAAAATCAGGGCACAGGAGCTCGGTGTTCCAATTTGCCCCTGTAGGCCCGGAAATAAAGTGAGATGTGGTATAGATTGTACGCTGTGCTGGACACAACCACAAGTATTATTTGTAGAACATTAGGAGGTGTATAATGGCTAATTTAGAAAAAATCGAGATGCTCTTGGAAAAAATATTAGGAAAACTTGAAAAATCCGAGAAGAAAAAAGAAGAGGAAGAAAACGGCGAGGGGTTTGCTTATTATGATGCTCCTGGCCTTGGCCTTGGCCCTTGTGGAAGAGGGTTACGCAGAGGCCTCGGTCTTGGGCCCGGAAGGTTTAGAACTTCTGGTAGAGGCCTTGGTCGTGGTGGCCGAGGGCGCCTCAGAATGAGAAGATTTTTTCAGAGCGACGCAGAATAATAGTGAGAGATATTTAATGAAGTGGTATCAAATTCGAATTCGTGTTGTATTATTGAGTGTGATCATAGGCTATTTTTTGACTAATCCTCTTACACTTCTATTTGATTACGACAAAGAGATGACATTAAACTTTGACCCGCCCTGTGTCATTGTCTATAAGGAAAACATACCAAAGGATATCCTTTCCTATTCAAAGGGAATGCTGGTTTATATCAGGCCCGCTGATAGATACGATGTTCCAAGTCTCAAGCACGAATTTGTCCATATCAGACAATTTTGGTCTACTCTTGGATTGATGCCAATCCTATATCTTAATTCTGATAGGTTCCGTCTATTATTTGAGCTTGAAGCATTCAGGGAACAATTAAAATATGAACCTAACAGGGAGGCGGCGAGAAGAGAGGCGGCCTTTTTGCTTGCTTACAAATATAAACTTGAAAAATTAATTGATTATCAGGTTGCTTATTGCTTACTTGGAGATAAATAATTATATGCCGATATATGATTTTGAGTGTAAAAAATGTAATAAACGGGTGGAGATCTACGAGAGTGTAGCCAAATCCGAAGAGGAGCACAAATGTAATTGTGGTGGTATTATGATAAAAGTAATGCCAACCAAAATGACATTTGAATTATTGTACGATCCCAAAAAAGACCTTGTATCGTGGGGTAATGAGGGATATGCTAGAACACAAAGGTACAGGGAATATGACAAACAGGCCAAGAGAAATATATTCCCTGTTTCGGGGAGTAAAAAATGAACCTTGTTGTGATTTTACCGACCAGACAAAATAAATCACTTATAGAAAAGATACAGAAGAAACTTGGTGAAAAAGATAGACTTGTTGCCGTTGATTTTCCAAAGCTTTTCACAAGAAAATTGGATGAAATTATCTGGAAAGACATTAATACTCCTGATTGCTGTATTCTTTTTATCAGCCCAAGTGTATCGGATATAACGGATGATTTTATAGAGGTTTTTAAATCCTTCGCCGGTGAAACAGAAAATATTCTGATACGCTCCCCCCTTGAAGAATTCGATGATTTTTATTTTACAAGTGACATTAATTTATTGAGGCCTACGGACTGTTTTCTTATTCAGAAAAGTTTATATAAGAGGCAATTTGGCGATATATCCCCACACTCAGATTATATGGCTATCTTGAAAGAAATGGTCAGAAGTATTGGTCGTGGAAGTTTTTACACTCCCCTGAGAGATCAAAAAAAGTTAGTGGAGCTTTTCAAATTGGAAGAGGAAGATAGAAGAAGAGATGAGGAAAAGAAAAAAGATGCTCTTATGCAAAAATTGACAACGATAAAAGAGCGAAGAAAACAGAGAGAACAGGAAAGGAATAACAGGATACTTGATTTGGAGAAACTCCGAGAGGAAATTTCGAGGCTTGAAGAGGAATTATCCAGACAGGAAGAAGAATTATCCAGACAGGAAGCGGAGTTCCTGAATTCTGAAAACATATACATCACCGAGATTCAGAAAAAAGAAAATGAATTGAAAAGTGTCCGGCTCAGAATTGCCGATAAAGAAATCTTTCTGAAGAGGATTCAAGATACAGAAAGCAGCAAGGCATATATAGAAAAAATTTCCAACGAAATAGAAGAATATAAGAAAAGGGAGCAGGAGCTCATAAATACCCCTGTCTCACCACCTGAAAATATAAAAGATAATCTCAGAAAAATCTCCCTCAAAAAAAGGATTTCTCACCAGAAAGAAAAGAAGAGGGTTAGAAAGCAATGGATGGAAGAGGACAAGGATACAAGGCGGCTGGTCTTGTCGAAAGAGCCATCCACCACAGAAAAAATAACGAAGATCAAAAAGATTGATTGGGATTGATATGAGATTTGTGATTATCAGCTGTGGTTACAATGCGGAGAAATATGTTTCTGGCCATATGAAAAGTATCCAGAGCCAGCTCTATAAGAACTATGTTCATATTATTGTGGATGATGCTTCCACAGACGGAACATATAATGAAATAGAGAAATATAAAGATTCAAGAACCGTAGTTTACAGAAACAAGGAAAACCAAAAATGGATTAGGAACGCCCTCCAATATCTCCCCGAAAATATAAAGTCTGAAGAAGATGTAATTGTTATTGTTGATTTGGATGATTCTCTTGCCCATAATACCGTACTCAATAAAGTAGAAAAGGCTTATCGTAAACATAATTGTTGGATGGCCTACAGTTTATTCAGATATTCCAATGGTACAACTTCTGCATGGATTCCTAAGTATACAAGAGAGGTATTTGAAAAGAAACTGTTCAGGAAATATATCTGGTCTTTTGGTCATATGAGAACATTCAAGGCCTTTCTCTGGTTCAATCTCAAAGATGAGGATTTGAAAGACAGGGAAGGAAATTATTTAAAATATGCGTATGACCAAGTGATTTTGATGCCTATGTTGGAAATGTCCTCACCCGATAAAATTCACTTTATTGACGAAGTGTTGTATAATTATAATGACGATAATATGTTACAAGTGGAAAAGATAAACAAAGAGATTCAGAGAAATACATCGAGATATATCAGGAGCAAACCGCCCTATGAATCCCTTATACGATAAGGTCATAAAAGGTCGTGAATGGAAAACAAAAAGAGGGAAATATACATACGATGAGGTGAAAAACATAATAGAAACAGAGGGTTATACTCTTTGTGACGATTGTTACACCAATAGTCGCACGAAATTGACTGTAATATGTCCGAAAGGACATAAAAGGGAAATGAGATTTGACAATTGGCTCGCCGGACACAGATGTGCAACTTGTGGAAATCACAGGGAAATCTCCTCGAAATGGTCAATTGCAAGGAAAGATATGGAAAAAAGGGGGTATAAGGTTCTAGCGGAACCGGAGAAAAGCACCGCAAAAGCAAAGCTAATGTGTCCTAATGGTCATATTTTCGAGGTTTCGATGTACAATTGGCTCCGTGGCAGCCGTTGCCCGCGATGCCCACGGTCACATCGCTATTATAATGAAAGGGGGTTTTTAAATCTCTCCAAAAACTATAGAAAAAGATAAATAGTATATGAAAACAAAAGTTGTTCATTATAAGAAAGAGAAATATGATGTGAAAATTATGAGGCCCTCAAAATGGGGCAACCCGTTCATAATCGGTAAAGACGGCAACCGGGCTGAGTGCATAAGAAAATACAAAGTATGGATTATGTCTCAGCCTTCTTTATTGGAAGATTTACGAGAGCTGGAAGGAAAGGTTTTGGGTTGTTGTTGTAAGCCCAAATCCTGTCACGGCGATGTTTTAGTAGAACTTTTGGAAAAGAGGACTGACAATGAAATATTTGAGATATTTGAAATATCTTCTGAAACACAAATTCTTCGTAATGATTGAATGTTTCAAAGAGGGAATGATAATAGAAGGAATAATGCATGATTTCTCTAAATTTTCCCCTCTTGAATTTCAAGCATACGCGAACCATTTTTGCGGTGAGAACAGAAATGTATATAAATATGTTTCCCGTAATGGGTATTCGAAGGACGATGATCCGATAAAGGATGTGGAATTTGATAAAGCGTGGGTTCATCATATACACCACAATCCGCACCATTGGCAACATTGGGTAATACCGGAGAACGGTTCAAAGGAAGTTATACTGGAAATGCCAAGAAAATATATGGTAGAAATGGTCTGTGATTGGGTTGCGGCCGGGAAAGCACAGGGAAGATATAGACACCAACTAAAAGATTGGTATGATGAACACAAAGAAGATATTATTCTTGCGCCATATACAAGAAAGTGGGTAGAAAATAAAATTAAAAACTTTTAGACAAATTGCTGGATGGTATTGAAGATATCTTTTGGTGTGATTTCATCTGTAGTGGGGAGAAGAAAACATTTCTCATTTCCGAGATTATAAATTCCCGATTTCGAAAATCTCCCGATGCTTTCTCCCCACGAAAATACCGGAACTTTTTGCTGATTACATAACAATGTCCAATGCCCGGCCGGGCAAATTACTATTCGGGCCTCCATTATATATTTTAGAATATACTTATACCCATTTTCAAAATAATCAACTCTTCTTGTAACTACATTTTCACTTTCCAGATATGTCTTTAAATCACCAATTACCCCAATGTCATATTTTTTCTTCAGATAGCCGTATATGCCCGCCAGTCTTTCTTCATCTTCTTTGGCATCTGGAATATAAAGTATTGGGTATGTACGCTTAATTTTAATATTCGGTGTTTCTATTTTCGAAAAAAATTTATTGTAGAAGGGATAATCTGAATTTTTGGTATATGGTAGATTGACGATGGCGATATCTCTCTTATTTGAATTTGCCATCCTAATAACATCTTCCTTGAATATTTTGGTTATCAGAGAGTAGTCCTTTGGTGGTAAATTTTTGTGTAATGTTCCCTCCTGAGATAGTTCATTTCTCGTCAGATGCTGGTATATGGGTAAAATTTTTCGGCTGTCTATCCATTGATAAAGAAATGATCGATTGAAATGAGTTGAAAGGTAGACATCTTTGGGATTAAAAGATTTATATACCCATTGAACAAATGGACGAAAGTTGAGAATTTCCTGTTCCCAATCTCCTATAAAGGGGCCACACGCTAAAACTACCATCAGATTACAATAACATTACCTTCCCACGGCTCAAGTTTTGATTTACATTTTTCGAAATCACCTTTTGAGAGTTTGATAACCTCAATATTTCTCAAAATGTCCTGTAACATCACATCAAATACAAAAGATTTTTCCTGTTCCGTGAGTGCTGTAGTATCCAGAAGAACTTTGTTGTTCTTTCTAAAGAAGGATATAAGGCCCAGACCCACAGTATTCTGTACATAATATTTTTTGGCTGTTTCCTTGAGAAGGGCATTATATATTCTAATATTGTCTGATATGACAAATCTGTTTGTCTTTGAATATAGCGTCAATACTGCTTCTATCTTTTCTCTTGTGGGGTCTTGGAAAGAGAGTTCAATCAAGTGGACGCGAGGAATTTTCAACATATTTTCATCCCGCAGATTTTCCTCATTGATAGTAATGTAATCCGTTCCCACAGCTGTTAGTTTCATATTGTTATCCTCCGAAAATTAAAACTTCCCAAGTGTATTTATATAATTAGACCCCTCTGCATAAAATAAATGTCTGTTTCCCCCGTGTTTATGTGATGTTCTGATAAGTTTTATGTTCTTGAAACCTGAGGCAAGCAGGTATTTTCCAATATCATCCGATGTTTTAAACTCGCTTATATTGAACATTGCGTTTCCATCAATTCCTGATGTCTGAAAGAACATATTCTTGGTTTTCTCTGATAGTTTCCTCATCAAATGTTGTGTCCTGATTGGGCCGATTTGCTTGTAAATCCACATATGAGTGTTCAAAAAAATCGTGATATCAAAATTTTCATTCGGTATTGTGTTCTCATCGAGATAATAATTCAGGAAAGATATATTTCGTATATCTTTCAATAGTCTTATCGCCTCTGTTACCCTATATGTGAAAATATCACCCTCGATACCGATGATTGACTTCGCAATTTCAGCCAATTTGAATGCAAAATATCCTTGAGACGAACCAATATCAAGAATATTACTTCCTTTCAGGTCAATAATGCTTGAATTGAACACTATTTCCTTATATTCATCTATCGCGGTTGTTTTGTGAACGGGTATTTCGGAAAATTCTTCGAAGGGGCTTGGATGATAAAACCATCCCCTGTTTACGCTACTCCCATCCTTATATCCTTCTGACGCAATATCCCCAATCATCTTTTGGATTGCCAATGTCATCATCTTGTTTATACTCTTATCATCCTCTATATAATAACTTGGGCCTTCGATGCCACGGGGTTTATCCAAGGCCGTATTCAATTGGGGGGGCGGAACAATGCCAGAAGGCTCTCGAAGTTCTTCAGCCCAGTTGAAATCTATTAATTTGAACTTTTGGGTTTCTTTTTTGTAGAGGATATTGGTCGGATTGATGTCTCTGTGAATTATTTTAAATCTTTTGAGTTCGGAGCGCAGGTCGTATAACCATTTTACCAGTTCAAATAAATCAATATCTTTATTTTCTGTAAATGGTATTTCTCTGTTCTCAGGTTCCAGAGGCTCCCCACAATTTTCCAATGTTATAGTTTCACCGTCATAATCCAGCACGCTTACAAACAATGGGGATGTATATTTTGTCAGGAAATAGTATTCTCCTTTCCTCTTGTGGCTTTTATTCCAATCCTTCCACTTCTGGTTGTAAAACTTTTTTACATATTCTGGATGTATTTCTACCCTGTAGCTTTCACTTCTCCCCGTTTTTATCTGGCTCATTTCAACCCCAGTTTTACTTTACAAGCAAACTTATCATAACTATTATCCACAACAAACTGATATATATTTTTTATATTTGTCTTGGACACAAGCTGGTTCAAATCTTTTATATGGGAATATTTCTTTGGCATTATGAAAAATTTGAGGGGATTTGAATAATCCTGATTGAGTAATCCCTCGCCTTTCTTCTTTCCCATAAGTTTTTCATATCCCGTTTCATCATTATCCAGAACAACAATGATGCCCTTATCTGTCATAGAGCCAACTTTCTTTACGAAGTATTCGTCAATGTCTGCGCCAAGAACCGATGTTCCCTGATCCCCAATCATCATAGCATCTAGCAGACCTTCCGTGACGATAACATATTTGTCTCTCTGGAACTTTTCCTCATTCATAATGATACCACTCTTTTCCACTATCGGGTTGAGATATTTTGGCTCTATATTGACAAGGGCCCGGCCTTGGAAATAAACAATATGTCCGTCCTTGTAAATCGGTATAATTGCTCTCCCCTTATATCTTCCACTTGTTGCCACAAATATCTTGAAATTTTTCGGTATCTTTCTTTCCTCTATGAATTTCTTGAGAAGTTTTTGGTATTGGGGTTCAATTGTTCCTCTCGCCTCTGTATCAATACCTATACATTCATCCAGAATATTATCCATACTCCTGATATGGTATTCTTTCTTACCATTACCATTACCGTTTGGTTTTTCTGTCAGGGCTTTCTTTATTTGTTCGGGGTCATATTTGTATATCTCTTTCTTGGCTTCCGCGATGGACATACCCATAATAATAGAATACAACTTGACGAATGATCCCTTTGCCCCACAATTGAAACAATGGTAGCCGGGCTCTCCATTATGATAGTCAAGATGAAATCTCTTTTTACTCGGGCTTATTTTTGAATCCCCGCAGAGCACGCATCTCGCGTGGAAATGGGTTCCGTTCTTGGATGTGGTTACTTTGGGGAAATGCTGAAATACAAATTCTCTCACAAATTGTAGTGATAACATATTCAATCCATACTTTCAAAATCTTCACATTCAAATTTGATGGGTGTATACAGTAAAATCTTTTTCACATTCGTTTCTTTGAAGTGGCCATTTTTACAATATACTGTACTCTTCTTGATTTTACAGTAAAAACAGTTTATACACGCTGGATAAATGTTTTGTTCTGTTTCGTTCATTCTTCAATCAATGCGTTTGGCATTCTTTTCATTGCATCGCTCCAGATGAGATATCTTATATCTTTCGGGAGCAAATGGATGAGGCTTCTCATTTCCTTTATTGAATGATCTTGGTTCAACATTTTTGCCATTATAAGGGCGATTTGAAAAGGTGTCCAAGTTTCATCAAGTTTTTGAACCCCAAAATAAAATTTTTTGAGGGCTCTTTTGAGTGTTTGAGAAGCGGCTTGCCGTGTTATTCCCATTTGTCTTGCAATCTCTGAAATTTTCTCGTCGTGATAAGGTAAAACGGGTTTAAAATCTTCTTTTACCGTTTTCCGTGTCAGGTTCCGCTTCATATATTTAGCTCCACACAAGTTATTTTACCTATTATTATAGCCTATTTATAAGATTTGTAAACAGTTTATGCGCACGCAGATTCACTACAATTCAAGCAGGTTTTACATCCTTCAACCAAAATAACGGAATATGTACCACATTTGGTACAGAATAGCCTATCATCCAGATGGGCATCTTTTTCTTCCTTACCATCGTTGAGGTAATATCTTTCCAGTAATTTCGCTAACGCATCCGGAATACTCAAAATCTGGACGGGTTTATTGTCTGTTTCTTCAAATCTTGTCCACGTTGCTCTTTCAGAATAAATTCCTTTCATAGTCTTTATAACAGAATCCAATGGAACCCCGTGTTGTAAAGCAATGGATATCACTCTTCCAAGGGCTTCACCGAAAACATTGAACAGTTGCCCGGATTTCCCCATTGACATAAAGATTTCAATGGGTCTGTTATTGTGGGATGTAATTGTCACATATAGTTTTCCGTTTCCGGTTTCGATGGTGTAGACCTGACCGGGCAATTTGGACGGTCTTTTGAAATTGGATTGAACTTCTATGCCACCCTTACTGAAGGTAATCGGTTGGGATTGTCTGCAACCATCCCTGTAGATTGTAATGCCCTTCAGACCCTCATTATACGCGTATTTGTATAGTTCTGATATTTCTTCTTTGGTCGTAGTATTCGGAAGGTTTACCGTGCTGGATATTCCGGATGAGCAATGTCTCTGTAATCCCGCCTGCATATCTATACGGTCTTTATACTTTATATCGTGGGCGGTGACAAATACATCCCTCACTTTCTTTGGGATACCGTGTAATCCTTTCAACGAGCCACCGTTTGCGGATATTTTCTCCATCAATGTTTCGTTGTACCATTCTTCTTTTTCAAACCTTTTTTTGAATACGGGATTTATGATGTTGATTTTTTCTCCGGTTTCAACGAGGGTTTTCTGAAAGACAAGTCCAAAAGATGGTTCAATTCCGTAGGAAGCATCTGCTGTGAGTGCGGTTGTTCCGGTTGGGGGGCAAGTAGTAAACTGGACATTTCTCAATCCGTGTTTTTTCACTTTCGCCATTACCTTTTCATTTCCGCCTATGTGGTCTGACACAATTCTCTCCACATCCTCTTTTACGAGGTCGTAGTTTTCGAACTTGCCCTTTTTGGCTGCCAGCTCCACACTCTTTTCTACACAGGCGGTTGTTATTGTTTTCATTATGTCGGCAGCAAATTGTATTCCTTCGTTACTATCATATTTTATGTCGAGTTCAAACATTGCATCTGACAGACCCATTATACCTATACCTACAGGACGATATTTCAATACATTGACCCTGAATCTTTCATCGGGGAATGACATTTTATCAATGATATTATCCATCAACCCCATTACATCATAAGATACCTTATATAGGGCGTCAAAATCAAATTTTCCGTCTTTACAGAATTTTGCTACATTGATGGAACTCAGGTTACAGGAAGTGAAGGGCCAAAGTGGTTGTTCACCACAGGGATTTGTACTTTCCACAAGAGTAATTTTTCGGAGTGGGTTGTCCTCATTTATAGTGTCAATAAACAATACGCCCGGCTCAGCACTTTTCCACGCCATTTCTGCCAGTTTATCCCACACTTCTGATGGAATGACTTCTCCCGTCATTATCCCATCTGCCGGGCTTACCAATTGATACGGTGTATTCTGTTCCAGCGATTTCATAAAACCGTCTGTAATAGAAACAGAGATGTTCATATTGCTGAGCCGTCCGTCAATTTCTTTACAGGTAATGAACTCCATAATGTCGGGGTGCCAAACCGGCATACAACATAATATAGCTGCTCGTCTTGCTCTGCCTCCACTTTTTGTTGTTTCACCTACAGCATCATAAAGTTTCATAAAGCTGATGGGCCCGGATGATTTACCTGTTGGTGGGGCATCCGGTTTTCCTTCATAGATGTGGGCATCTCTTGCTCTCAAATTTCCTATTGGAATACCGATGCCAGCACCGTGTTGGAAAATTCTCCTTGCAACATTTGCAATGTCATAGATACTGTTCATCGTATCTTCCAGACCCACAACCCAACAAGCCGAAAACATCGGATGGTCTGAACCCGCATTGAAATATACTGGTGTATTCGGACGCCAGACATTTTCTTTTTGAAGTTTATATGCTTGATTTAGCTCTGTGTCATTGGTAGCGAATTCTTTTGCCACCCGTTTGAATACATCGTCTATGCTTTCTCCGTTGAGACTGTATAAGTCTTTTATTATCTTTTTTGCGTTTTCCGATAACATTTATTTACCCTCTCAATGAAGATCATTATTGGTAAACGGTATAACAGGAAATATTTTTTCCGCCACACCGTATTCTATCTTTTCGATAATATATTCTGGTTTTATATGATATGGTATTATATTGTAATAAGATTGTGCGTTGAAATAATCATTTGTTATGTAGACATCTGAATTTCCATATCCATATGGAAGATGTGTCTCTTTCTCAAACCTCGTCCTTTCCGCTTCGTTTATAACCACATACAGCGTCATTGTTAGCCTCCTCACGGTCTATTGTTGGGGCCTCCGAGAATGGATTGAAAAGTGTAATCTGCTCTGATTAGGGCGTCCAATATCAAATTCTCAAGTTTCCCTGCATAATTATCCTTTGAGGTCGCCTTCATCGTGTGTTCCTCATATACATCCTCAAAGCACATACCCATTAGAAAAATAACTTCCTCTGCAGTAAGAGCATCTTTGTCCTTTTTAAGGAGATTGATTTTCTTATCCTTCATTTTATCTTTGTTTTTCAGAATATCATCAAACATTTTAACACCTAATATAATTTTAATAACTTTTTTTCGAGGTCGTGGAAATTCTCCTGATATAATTTGAACTTATTTTTAGCCAGAAATTCATATAATTGTTCGGGTGGTGGCATAAGATATTTATGGTAATCTTCCAAAACTCGTTGCTGAATTACTTTTGGTATCTCTCTGAAATCAATGAGAATTTTATTTTCCCGAAATCTTTTTTCCAACTTGTTTTTCTTCAACCATTTTTGGTATCCTTCTTCCATCACTTTCTTCACCGCGGTATCTCCAAAGGCCGGCCGGCGGATATTTGCTGGCCAATCCAGAGGTGTCTTTATGTTCGGAATATCATCTTTTCTCTGACCAAGTAAACATTTTTCTACTATGAAATTCTCGATATTATCACACTTCACAAATCCTTTTTTGAGGGGATTGTAAATCTTTACATTTTTTGAACAGAGTTGTGAATAATCCTCATCAGTAGATATAATGACATACTGGTTTTCGGGGTGTTTTAGGCAGATGACACCAATAATATCATCGGCCTCCGCAGACCTTATCTTGATAACCTTGAATGGTAAATGGTTTTTTATCTCACCAATATATCTGTCCAATTCGAGATGGAAGCCATCCCAATCAACACCACTTTTATCTCTCACGGATTTTCTGGAACGCTTATAACCTGACCAGTATTGCTTTCTCCAAGAATTCTTGTAATCTACCGCGAGAATGACTTCTCTTGTATCAAGGTTTCTGACAAGAGATTTTACAATATTGTCGAATATCAAATATTTCCATAATTGATAATCTGGATGTGGTGAGTGTGCTCCGATCATCTTCAAGAAGAAGATACGGATGGCGAGATTGTTGAAATCAAAAACATTTATTTTCATCACAAATTCCTTTATAATTATTTATCTATTTCTTATTCCACTTCTTTTCAAGATCTTCAAGAGGCTTCCAGAAATCGGCAATGGCTTTATTCATTGTCCTCTCAAATTCTTTCCATTCTGCTGTCCTAAGCATTTGTTTTGATTCTGCGGCGCGGAAGAGTATATTATCTACGCTATCTTCAAGATCGTTCATAAATTCTTCCAAAAATTCTATTTTGTCCATAATTGGAACATCTTCTGTCAATACTTTTCTGATTTTTGTCATTTTATTATTCCGCCTTGGCTATTATTTCTACTATCCTGTCACAGGCCTTTTCTATTTGGCCTGCGGCTCTTCTCAAATCTTTCATATATTCATCTGCCTGATGTTTATATGCTGGTGGAATTTCGTTTATTGAAATTCCAGCGTCCTCTATTGTCTCATAAATTTGAGTTATCATAACACCGAATTCTTTGAAGAGATGTTTTGCTGTTCCCCGATCTTCCGTAAGAATTTTTCTTACCTTTGTCATTTTCTTTCTCCCTTGGCGATGAGATCCGTTATATTATTCATTTCGGCGATGATTGTATCAATATATTTTTCTATATTTTTGATTTTCTTCTCCACATCTTTCAAGTCTTTATCTTCGAGATATTTGGGCGTTTCAACTCTCATACTGGAAATTATCTCATCAAAGGAGCCGATAATATCATCAAGAACATTTGTATAGTATTTTGCCAGGCCTTTGCTTTCTGTCAGGTATTGTCTTACTTTACTCATTTATTCCTCCTCATCGTCCTCGTCTTTCCATCCTTTTCCACCCAAGAAAATTTTTGTATCCCCCGCATAACCCAGTTGAACATTTTGTCCTTCTTCCAATTCTATACCGATGACCCTTTTGATGAGAGCCTTGAAGCCACGCCAGTTCCCGTTGGAAACATATTTTTCCATTTCCTCGATTTCACTATTGGATGCGTTTTTATAAAATCTTACCATCTCCGAGAAGCCAATGTTCCCGGCATATACTGCTTCTTGGAGCGTAAGAAACGCTCTGTATTTCATTTTTCCTCTTTGGACAGCCCGTATTCCACGAATATTTTCTTGATGTGATTTTCGATTTCGTGTGCCGTATCTGATCCCCTGCTTTTTGTTCTGTTATGAACGATGGTGTCACATATTTTAGCCAAACATATTATAGCAGTCATCAGACCTTTCAATGCTTTAGCTAATCCCTTTTTATTTATCTCGTTCATTTAATTTTACGAATGTAATCCCCGTGTTTAATATAAAACGACTTATTGTATCTTGATTTTTTCATAAATTGCTGAGCGGACGAGCCAGACTTAAATCTTATTCTTCTTCTACCGTGTGACATATTCTGGTAAAATTCGTCCTTGTCAACATTGAAAATGGGTAGATTGTCTCTCTGGTTGATACCGTCAGCTGACAATCCCTCAATATCTGGAATTGGAACTTGCTCCATTTTTCCATCAAACTTTGTATCCTGTTGCGCCGTTTGTTCAGGGGATACTGTTTCCTGACCCATAAATTCTCCGGGCATAAAATCCTCCTACATTCTTTTCTTTGTTTCTTCCTCTGTAAATTCTCCTGTGAGGAATTTTTTTAATAGCCTTCCAACTTTTTTTATGATACCTACTGGTTTCATTTCTACTGGTATTTCATCTGGAACAATTTCTAATAAAAGACTTCCCCTTCCTTTCCCCAATTCGAAAGTGGATCTTCCCATTCTGTATTTTACTCTTATTTGTGGGTTCATTCGGAGGTAGTATGCCAAAAATACTTGCCTGCATCCTTTTCTCCTCAAAACCTCTATGAGATCGTCAAATTCTTCATTTACTTGATAAGGAACAACATTTTCATTTGTTAATCTATCATAGAAGAAAGTAGAAACAAAATCTGCGAATTGTGAGCTTGTAAGTTTTAATCTCATATTATCTGTCTTATAATATCCGGTGTAGTCAATTCAAAAAATGATTTCATATCATAAAAAGCAATCGAGGGTGTTTCACTCTCAAAAAGAAGATGGACAGATTTTGGTAAATCCACCTTCACAACTTCCTTCAATTGAAATCTCGTATTACAGTTGATGCCCACAATAATCGGAAAACCAAGCTTCCTGTATATTAGCATCGGTTTCTTCTCGGCCTTGGTGGCAGCCTCTACACATTGCAGCCAGAATTTCTCTATATCAAAATTCTTGTTATCCTTCAAATGCTGATGAAAACTGGCTTTTGGATATCCTGTTTTCAATTCCACACTAAATCTGTCAGTAAAAAATGCTCCCTCTGGTCTGATGGCTATAATATCTCCGGATATTTCCTTATTCAACTCCGATATCGTTGCCATCCCACCCGATGACGGGGTTCTCCAAAAGACATATGGTTTTTCCTTACCAGTTAACCAGACCGTGAGAAACTTTGCTATCTCACGTTCAAATGCACCACCTTTCATACAATTTCCTTATGGTAGTATTCCCATTCCCCTTCATCTTTATTTATATCTTCTATGTCATCCAGCTCTTTCATTACATAATTCCAATCACCCGTGAACCTGATTGCCCTATCATCGATATAGGCGTTTGCTGGAACCTTTATCATTGTGATAAAGTCATAAGGGATTTTCCACCTCTTGAGCCATTTCTCCATCAATCTGATGGCGCCTTCCGGATTGTCCGAGGCGAGGGGTCTGGATGTATGCACAAATATACAATAGCCCATATCTTTGAGCTTCAATAGAAATTCCCGTACTCCTTCTGTTGGTCTATCATATATTGAGCCGTCGTGGTATTTCCTCGAATATTTGTGTATAACACCGTCAAAATCAATACAAATTCTTTTTCCATTGATGACGGTACTTTCATCGTCATCTTTCAATAACATATTCATTCATTCTCCTTATCATCTTTTATATCAAAAACAATTTTTAATATCTTGGGTATCGGCTTTCCCTTTATTATAAGCCTTGCCGTTACAAGTGTTGAGGTAAAAAATACCATCATTATGACCCAAACGATAGCGGCAATCGTTGTGTCAGACATATCTCCTTAGTCGTTTTTAGCTACCGCCTTTTCTGCCTCTTTTCTTGTTTTACCTTTTCCTCTCCAAAAAGTAGATTTCCACGCCGTATCTTTGATTGATGCACAGTATGCTTCGGGATCATCGACTTTACCCTTCATTCTTCGAACACACGCATCGAAAAATCCCTCGTCTTTTGGAGAAAGACCTTCCTTCTCGGCCTCTGTCAAGAACTTTTCAAAAAAATAATCCCCGATGTATTTCCTCCACTTCATTTTTTCTTCTCCTTATATTTTCTACCACCCGTTTCTTCCGATTCTAACCAAGATTTCCACCCCTGATAGTAAGCGTCAGCGGAGCAATCGGCTTGTCCATACCAATTATAATCCTTGAAATGAAATTGCCACATCTTTCTGGAACCCATTTTGGTGCCGTGAACCCAGGCTTTCTTTATATCTTCTTTACCGAGAACCTCTTTAACCCGTTCCAATACACCGCTTTTCATTGAACGGCAAAAACCGTGGCTATCCTCTGTTAGGTACTCTCTTATTTTCATTTCAAATAATATGTTTTTTCCTTTTCGTGACCTATCCTGATTTTCGATGCACACCACAAATCAATTCCAGCTTCTTTCAGTCTTACAAAGAGTGCCATATCCTCCGACATAAAGAACACGGGTTTTCTAATCTTTTTATCAATTGAAAATACCGGCATAAACCAAGGATAGTCTATGCTTTCTATTACACCGGATCTCATTATACAGAAACCGAGGCCGGAGGCATCAACTTTTCCCAGTTCCGGTAATTCATCTACCTCAGCTGCCGTGAGGAGCCTCTGGCTTATAATACCGTTTGGATGTTTTGTAATACTACAAATTGTAGACACATCAGACCTATCTTCCGCCACTCTTGGATAAACAGCTGTCAATGCCTTTATTTCTGGCCTTTCCCTCATAATTTGTAGCAGGGCATTGAAATCCTTTACTCTCCATTCCTGATCGCTATCAAACCACATTATGTAGTCGTATTTGAATTGACCCTGAAAAGGCTTCTGATTGGGCCCCAATTCAGGTTTGGCGCCTAAACATTGATTTCTCACCTGATACACATTTGCTCCGGTTGCCCAATTGACAATAAAGGGCATTTCCTGTTTACGACATTCTATTATCGTATTAGTCCAGCTTCTCATAAATCGGTAGCTGAACTGTTTTCCCGGCACACAAAACACAATTGTTTCCATTAGCCCTCACATCTGGATTATTCTTTTTAGGTGTAATATTTCTTTATAATCTTATTTACAACTTTGCTCATCGTAAGATTTGGTGGGCCGCCTTTAAGTTTACCGTATTCTTCCGTATCAAATTTCAAAACTATTCTTTTGCCGCCCTGTGCTTTTACAAATTTCTTGATATATTTGAACTCGTCACTCTTAGGATTTTCTTCGTATGCAGAAATTATCGCATCTGTAAGTTCTTTGTTTCCTTCAATCTCGTATGTATCGTGACCAATTTTGTCCGCAGTATATGACGAACCTTCTGTAATATACTTTTCTATTGTTTTATCAATCTTTTTCATCAGCAAGTCTTACCTCCGTGGCGATATGGTCGTGTCATATTATATTTATGTTTCTTTTCGACACTTTCCGATATATCTATACCAAGCGCTCCACACATATCCCATATACGGATAACCAAATCCGAAAGTTCCTCACTCAAACAGCCACTCTCCCCTTCCGGTATCTTGTTCCTGTATGCTTCGAGTGCCTCAGATATTTCACTATGTAAAAGACATAATAATTCTGGTATCGGTCTGTCCTGATCCCACCATCCCTTTTCCACAGCCAGACTGTGTATTTCTTCCGGGCTAACAATTTCAATCTTTTTCATTACCAAGTCCAATTTTATTTTTAATTTTATCGAAAAATGTCTGTTGCTGTTCCTGTTCTTTCTGAACAAGGAAATTGTACACCAGATCGGCATATAAATCGGGGGAAAGAATATGACCAGTATTATAGGGGCTAAATTCTGACAGAAATAACTCCATAAAGTAGGGGTTTTTCCTTGTCCATTCGTGGAGATATTCAAACCATAACCATTCGGAAAAGTTCGGGGTAATGAACTTATCCGGTCTGAATACGGGCATCATACCACAATGCTTGCAGATGTAGAACATCTGACCGTCTATTATCATTGTAACTGGTTCGTGCCAGCAAAGGCCCATAGCCTTTGCCAGGTACTTATCTCTTTTTGACATACGCAAAATAATCCCTAAACACGGATACTTTCATACCCATATTTATAGGATTATTATACCATATTTTCAGTAATTTGTAAAGAAACTATCTGTTGCGTTTTTCCCACGCTTCCCTGTACAATCTACCGATACAGAGGAAGGCGCCGAGGACAAACAGACCGATAGTGAAGGTGGGTTCCATCTGTAGAGCCTTGTCAATCCACATTCCTACATACAGGAAGAGGAATGAAGAAATAACCGTGGCGAAACTCCATGCGCTCAATGTCAAGACCTGATGTATCATAATAGCTCCTTTCGGTGGGGCGGGGTCATCCCGCCCCATATATAAGGATTAACCAACCAGATTTTTGATGAGCTCAATAACCGGATTGGTGAAAAGTGCAATCAGAATAGCGTAGAGAGCGAAAGAACCTACGGATTCGCTCAGACGGATTTTGTTATACTTCTGCTGGAGAGAAGTGATAATCAATCCACCAACAATCAATGTTCCAAGGTGGAAGTAGGGAAACTCACCTGCATTTGCTACCATAACGGATTCTGCATAGGTGAAGGTTCCGGTTACCAGAATAACAAAAATCATTGTAATCAGGGTTGCTAAATTCTTTTTCATCTCATTTTCCTCACTTTCTATTGGGGGTTCTTGACCCCTCTACCCCTTATACATCAATAAGCATACCAAAACTCGATTTTTTGGGAAATATTTTCTCCAACAATTTCAATATAATAGATTTTTGTTATGATTACTATTGACATTATCAATGGGTAATTTAATGTTTCGTTCAATCATTTCGTTCAATCGTTTAACGAAATATTATTAGAATAAGCGCATATTATAGAGGAATAAGTTGCTTTCTAATTCCTCTAATAGACTATTTTTTTGTTTCTGTTTAGATTTGGTGGGATTATTTGTGAAAATTACATCGGCATTATAACCGCCCTGAGATTGTTTTGTTTTTAAAACATTGATCCAATTTTTTTCCTTTTTCCCGGCCTCTTTTCTATTATCCGTTTCATCAATTATTTGAGAAATGAATTTGTCTTTTCCATATTTCCTTATATCTTCTCCAAGCATCGTTTTTGCTATGGAATGGCCTCTAAATCTGTTTTTTATACCGTTTTTAGTGATACCTACATATTTTTTCTCATTTACAGTATTTAGTATCACATATATTTTCCATTTCATATAATTATTTAGACCCAAAAAAGGGGAGCATTTCTGCTCCCCCTCTTGCGGATGGGAAATGATGGATTATAGCTCATCGAGTTCTTTTAATAAATCCTGATCGGGCGGCTCCTCATAATCATCAACATCCTCTTCAGCTGCCGATTTCTTTGGTGGTTCTACTGCTGTTGATTTTGGTGGGGCTACAGGCTCTTCTTTTCTCACATCACCATTCGCTACTTTACCTCTGTATCTTGCCCATTCGTCTTTCACGATTTCCCACAACATTTCCCCCTTGAGAAGGGAAATGATATCTTCATCTGACATTCTCTGTGAGGAAATATATTCATCTACATCGAATGCTTGACCCAAAATGGTCTGGATTTCCTTGTCAGTTCTTGCCAGGGCATTTGGTTTTCTGGCAAACTCGGAATCTGCGTAAACAGGCCATTGTTTACCATCTCTCGTTGGCTTTGTGGCCTTTACTTTGATGATAAAGTTATAACCTTCTTCGCCCGGATCAAATACGGCTTTTCCAAGACCGTGTTTCATATCTGTGATTGTTCCCTTTAGCTTCGATTCGACTTCTGCTGGGAACTCATATAATTTTACCGTGTTGGTGAACTTCTCTTCTCTATCTGTATCCCGCGGGTCATCCACTACAAAAATATTGCCGACAAATTTCTCTTTTCTCTTTATCGTGGATGCCTGTTGCTTATCAGCCTGTGTTCCTGTATATAATTTACTGGCTGCCGCACAGAAAGGACACCAATTATAAAAGTCATAGGTCTTTTCACAAAGAGGGAAGTACCATCTGTCACCGGACTTGAACCCGTGATAGTAAAATCTCTTGTAAAATCTTCCCTTGGGATCTGGAAGGTATCTTACCTCATAGACCTTTGGCTTGTCCTGTGTTCCCATTGATGGGGTCTGCCATACTGTTTCAGACCTGCGAGGGCCAGCTGTTTTCTTCGTTTCCTCTTGTTGTTTTTCTTCTACGAATTGGTCAAATAAATCTTTTTTTATCCATTTACTCATCTTCTTCTTCCTCCATTTTCTTTTCTAATTTTTCGATTTTTTCTATTAGTTGTTTAATCATCCTTTCTAAATCTTCAAGTATTTGTCTGTTTGTTCTGTAGGTTTTATCCATTCATTGACCTCATATTATCATTTTACCACTTTTTTCTGCCGATGGAAAGATTGCCTCCTTTTTCTTGGCTTTTCCTTACTTTCGTTTAGGTTGTTTTCCTTATACTTTTTCTTTATTTCTTCCGGAAAATCCTTATCATATAACATCGTGCCCGACGGTGGTGGTGTTATCAGCAAGTCCTTCCTGTTTATCCTTTTTACCATTCTCATATCTCCTGTTCAAAGTTACGAACACTCTTTCCATAAACTCCGGAAAATTGTCCACAACCTCAACATACTTTCTGTAATTTTCCACTATGTAAGGTATCTGTGCCCTGTCATCGTCCGTCAGAGATACAAATCCCTTGTTTATTAACCAGACAAGGATATATTTGTCAATTTTCCCCTCTATGTAATGTTTTATTATTATACTCTGATGACCTTCTTTCTGTTTACAGTAGAATGAGAGGGGCAATATATCATCAAATTTTTCCTTGAACTGCTCAAGATATTTCCTGATGAATTTTGTTGAAGTTACAATTTCCCTTTTCCCGCCGCGCAATTCCCGCTTCTTATTCTTGTCCTTCTCGATATAATATTTCAACAATTTGATATTGAAAAATCTCACATAAGTAAAATTCTTCCCAAACAATTCAAATCCACAGGCCATAAATTTATTGATGTTTATATTTTTCCATTTTGTAGAGAAATACAGGGCGGCCTTGTTCAGATATGCCCTGTTCTGCGAGGACATTTTGGTATTGAAATAATATTCAAAATCCTTTGGTAGCTGATACGGTCTTGCGTGATGTAGGGCTTGGGCCCTTCTAAATGCCTTGTAAACTTCGAAAACTGTCATATCAAAATGGAACCTTCTTTCCGAATAATTTTAAATTTGAGTTGATATAATGCCTTACATTATAATAATTGTTTTCTTCCCACCACAATTGTGCCTTTACTGTTTCGTAATCTTTCTTCCAGCTCTTCGCCCTCAAGTCAATGTCCTTTACAAGATTTTCCAGATTGGAAATCAATTCATCATCGTTATTTGCCCTGGCAAAGGCATTTTTATATGGCTCTATATTAGTATACACCGCCGGAACACCAAGGGCAACATACTCCAACATTTTTATATTGCTTTTACATTCATTGAATATACCGGGCATTAGCGGGGCCATAGCCATATCTACATCGAGCCTCTTCAGGAATGCTGGATACTCAAATATATTTCTCCACCCGTGGTGCTCTATTTTTCCCTTGAGGTCAATGAGTTCTTTTGGAATACCGCCACAAATCACCCATTGATATTTATCAACTGTGCCACGGATGTATTTGAGGAGCTCTTGGCCAAAGTCTCCACCGGATTTTCCCGGCTTGACAGCAAAATGATTTTCTGACCCCGCCCAGAGTATTCGTGGTTTTGTTTCTCTCGGATTGTTTTCGTGCTTCGGGATAATTTCTCCCCACACAAATTTGGGTAGATGGTTGGGAATGATTTCTATATTGGTATTATATTTAGAGTATACTTCTTTGAGCTTCTCCGTTGAAACGGTAATACCGTTTACTTTTGTCATCATCTCTTCGATGTTCTTTTCGTTATCCCTATAATAATCAGAGGCATAATTCCAATCGGGAATATTGATGAGAAGGTCATCAATCTCGTAGATGATGGGGGTTTTATAGGTCTTTGTTACCTGATTGATAAAATTAGATATGAGGGCAAGATGGGATTTGGTTGCGGCCCTTTGAAATATAACAAAACTAAAATTTTTGTAGTAATCAGTCTGCCTTATGAAATACGCTGAATAGAAACCCACGAATCTATAACCTTGATATCGTAGGTGTGGGAGAAATAGGTGTGGATAGATAACTCGTATCGTTCCACACCCTTGCGTATCTCCTACATAACTAAGTATGTTTACTGAGGCAGGCTTTGATATAACCTGCAAATTCATTTATTAAGTTGTCCAAGAATCTTCAAGTTCAATGCTTTGGGTGTTGGAGATACCCGCTCTTACATTGGTTGTATCTACATCCCTTTTCAATTCCTTTCTCTGTATGAGATGTTTATTTAAAATGTGGATTGTGGGGAGTCCAATCGGTGTTCTGTTTGCGATTGATCCCGTATTCACATTTTCTAGCACGCCTTCAACTTCCTTTGCTATAGTTAGAATATCTTCAGCCGAATTCCATTTTGGTTTCCACTTCCATTTTCCCCAGCAATCAGGTTGTGCCTGGTGATAATGTGAGAAGAATCTCAAGCCAATTGGTGTTCTTGTTGAAACAGACTTTACATTATCTCCTTCTGTCGATACTAATATAACAATCGGTGTAATAAGTTTCTTTTGAAACTTTGTCTCTATCGGTTTTTGGTCTACAAATTTTGGCCAGTAGATACTCCTTATGTACCAATAAATTTCTCCTTTTTTATTGCCCGGAGAAATTGAAAGCCCGCGCTCCGCCTGCTGAAAGGAAACCTGAGGCATAATTTGTGAACTTTCGAGTTTCCTCTTTAGCTCTATTTCCTTTCTCTCATATTCTTCTCTATAGGTTTGAACAAATGACACCATATCAGCCACTTTCTTTTGAATGTTATCCTTTATGGATGCCAATTTCTGGTTGAGAATATGTTTGTATTCTCTTTTAATCTCATCTATAGAGTCAAGATTTTCGACTTCGATAAGTTTAAGTTTTAAAATTTTATCTCCGGCCCGGAGGGATAAGCCCTTCAGTTCAACATCATTTATATTGACGGTATCAACCGTGGCAAATATACTTGACATCTCGTTCAAAAGGGTTTCGGAGATATCCCTTGGTGCGGCCATAATTTCATACCTTTCTTGTTTGTTTTTGAGTGGGGGTAGCTGCTACGCACCCACCCCCTTCTCAATTAGAAACCAGCGACATCGTAAGGTCTGATTTCAACCTTGTCGCCCTCGTTAAGCACTTCGGGAGCCTGTGAGGGTTTGATTTCGCTGCCGTTGAGGATAATTCTGAATTTTCCGAAACCGGCATCTCTCGCGAGATTCATAACGGTATCCTTAAACGGTGTGCCGGGGGTAAGTGGAATAGAAGCATTGTTTACCAGAGCACAAGTCTCTGAAGAAAATTCTGCTCTACGCTCTTCTGCGCCATTCCATACATCATCTCTATCCATAAAAAAACCTCCTATCAGGATTTCAACTAATTATATCATATTTCAAATAGTGTGTAAATAAGAAATTATACCTCTTTTCTTGACATTAGATAATACTTCTCCGTGCCGTCTTTCTTCTCGACAAATACCATACCAAGTTCCTGCTGTCTCACAAAGGCGAAATTCGTTCTGAAATTGTCGAAATCATCTTCGATGACGGACATCAGGTTCACAAAGTTCCTGTAATCAAAACATAGGTTCAAATCGTCCTCTTTTATATCCTGTAATAAATCAAATTTCAGAGTGTTGGAATATGGATTCTGTTTATCTGTAGTCTCCATCGAGAATATCTTGTTTATGACGGTGAAATATATTTTACCGAACCTCATTCCAATTTTCTTGATTTTATTGAAATCGGATATGAATGAAGAATTTAAGTCAAACGAGACAAAATATTTTACACTTTCTCTCGGCGCCGTTGCTGAAAAAACAGTAACGACATTTGGTGAGCAGAAGAAGATATTTGATTTCTGGTTTCCAGATGTAATCGCTATTTTTTCATCGAAAATTCTGATATCCGCCTCTTCATCACCTTCTATAAGGGCGAGATATGGCATAACAGATATACTTGGTTCCGAAAAGTTCAATGTATATTCGGCTCCCCTCTTTATTTCAAGTACATCATTTGCGACATCCAGAATTACGATGGCATCCTTGGAATTTTGCATCAACATTCTGGATTGGATTTTATCTGAAGTTAATTTCAGCTGAACACTCTCTATTGAAAAATTGAGTGTTGCTTTCTGTAACACAGATTTAAAATTCTCAACATTTAATTTCATACTTTTACTCCACTTTTTTCTTTTTTGTTATTCTTCTTGTGCCAGTTCTCTTTCTGGTTGGCTTCTTTTCTGACTTGACTAAATTGTCCGGCTTGACCAGCTGGTCAGGTTGGGTAATTTCGTCAAGTTCCTTTTCTTCAACAATAACATCCTCACTTACGGGTTCTTCTTCAGTTGGTTCTTCTATTACATCTACTACGGGTTCCTCTAATTGTTTTTTCAATTCTTCAAGATCTCTCAACCGCTTTATTTTTTCATATTGTTCAACATTGATATTGAATCTACACCTGAAGCATATACCATCGTATAATCTTATTCTCACTTTCTGGCACTTTTTGCAAATTCCACCATGCATTTCTCCGCCTCTCTCTTTGATACCCCAAATTCGAGCATCAATGATTTTATTTTTTCTCCCTTCTCTTTGTCCTTTTCAGACTTTCGGGGCCATTTTATGTATCTTCGGCCCTTGGGGATCTTATTATAATAGTATTTATATACCCATTCGTCCTCAAGGTTGAATAAAATCATATTGACATCGTTCACCATCTCTATAAGAGAGGTGTCGTGAGACAACCACAATGATAAGACATAAGCAGACACGATTTTCTTCTCGTAGTCCATACCCGTTTTATAATATATGGAATTGAGAACATCGAATATTGTTCTTTCTTTCATAGAACTCCCTTCTTTATAAGGGAAACAACCATCGTCATAAAATTGATTTCCTTGTTTGCCACAAGGCTGTCTCTATAAAGGTATTCTCCTATTGCTAGGATGGCGTCGCCAGGACTTTTCAATTTTCCCGCGCTTTCATAGAAATGAAGATACAAATCGGGATAATTGATTGAATGTCCTCTCAAGAGTTTTCTGATATCATCCAGATTTTTCTCTTGGGCTGCCTTGAATATCTGGAAATGTATCTCTGATACTTCATCCACTTTGATACCATCTATTTTACCATCAATAGTATTCATTTGTAAAGTATGAATGATTTTTCTGATATCGGGGTACAATTGCTTGATGATGGTCACAATGGCTTTTGTGTCTCCCACCTTCACACCTTCCTTCTTCAGTATATCCATACAATGCTGATAGATTTCTTTGGCGGGTGGATTGGTCAACTCGATAACCTGGCATCTCGATTGGATTTCTTTTATCATCTTGTGACCGTAGTTACATTGGAAGATGAATCTTGTAATACCTTCCACCTGCTCTATCAAATCCCTTAGCATTGCCTGGGCCGCTGGGCTGAGATAGTCACTTTCGTTCATTACAACGATTTTCATCTTGGTCACGCCGAGGGCCGTAGCAAATGATTTCACCTTCGTCCTGATACCATCAATTGATGTTTCATCGGAACAATTCAATTTGATAAAATCGAGTTTTGTTTCCTTCAGAAAGATATTTGTATAGGTTCCCTTACCAACTCCGGGCGGGCCCACCAACATCAGATTGGGTATTTCGGTCAAGGCCTTCTGTAATCTCGGCTTCACCACATCATTCAATATTATATCCTCAAATTTTTGAGGTTCATACGCAAATGTCCAGATTTTTGTTTCCATATTTTACTTATTCAATTCTTTCTTGAGTAGTTTTGATGCTTTGAATTTGATGACTTTCTTGGGCGCAACGGTGATTTGTTCCCCCGTTTTCGGGTTTCTGATTTTTCTCTCTGGCATATTCAATGTATAGAAAGTGCCCAGACCCATCAAGGAAACCTTTTCGCCTTTCATAAGACCGTTCAGAATACCAGAAACTACAGAATCAACGGCAAGTTTAGCATCGGTCTTGGTAATACTCATATCATTTGAAACGAAGTCTGACAAAACTTTCCTGTTCATACGGTTTTCTCCTTTCATAGATTTTTGATTTATTATACCAGAAAAACATTGAAATGTAAACATTTTCGATATTTTTATTTACATCGCCATAAATATGTGATAGAATACAATCGTTCCTTGAAAATTTGGGGGTGCACAGGCTTCGACAGAGGTTTTGGTACTTCAGGCGCACGCCGGAGATAATCATCGGCTCCGTTATCAACTGATTATCATATAAGCGCAGACTACAGTTATAGTTACGCAATGGCGGCTTAGTTAACCGCCCACAATTTTCATACTCTCCTCTCCATCGGGGTTGGAAATTGTTCAAATCAATGGGGAGCCGGGAAAATAGGTTGTTTCGCCTATTTCACGGTAATAAAGAAACTGGATTTGATGTATCGGTTTTCTGTTAGGAGCATCGAATTGACCGCAACAAACAGAGAAGCGTGTAATTCACCTGATTTATCGGGGCTTTTGGACGCCGGTTCGATTCCGGCCACCTCCACCATAAATAACAATGAGGGGGTCATATAATGAAGGGCGAGCGATTCTTTTCATAGAATCTTGCCAAAGGGCAGTATAAGCCCCCTACGAAGTAAAGGAGATACTGCCCTTTTTTATTGCGTAAGTCATTGAAATTATTGAGAAACATTTTTCTTGACAGGGATACCGTATTATGATATGATATGTCGTATTCTTTGAAAATTTAGAGGGTAGTAGAGATGAACTTGTTGCGGCAAGTTGAACGAACTCGTAAGGAACAGAGGAACCGCCATTCCATCTGTTCGCCCTCTTTATTATAATCCGTGGGTTGTCACCGTTTCCTGTCCTGACAACATCTGGCCTCGCCGCCGTGGAGCCACCCCAGCGAGGGAATAACTGGTGGCCAGCAGGAAACACATTCCGGTATGGTGAAACGGTATCACGAATGGCTGTTAACCATTAGTTATTGGTTCGATTCCATTTACCGGAGCCAGAAAAAATTGTTTACATTCTATGTAAACTGTGTTATAATTTACATATATAATATTGACATATAATTTCAGAGGATTCTATGACGAAATATTTTCTACATAAAGATTGTTGGTTTTATTTAGTGCCGAGCCTTGCGATTGAAACAAAGCCAGCAGAGGGGGGCACTATAGAATAGAAGAGTCAAATCCTATAGAGTAGAATTATTGAAGGGAGATTGGGTTTTGACTCAATCTCCCTTTTTTGTTTTTGTTCTTTGAAAAATATCGGAGAGTGGCGCAGATGGTAGCGTGCTTGACTTGGGATCAAGAAGTCGCAGGTTCAAATCCTGTCTCTCCGACCAGAATGTAGATTGGCGTCCGGAATTATTACTGTTACAAATGGGGGCGTCACCTCGTAACAGGGTAATGTCAATCTACACAAAATATAGAGGTTGTGAGTGGAAACACTTCATCGAATGTCAGCCTGAGGCCGGGCTGACCTGTAGCCTGATTGCAAGGGATACGAAGTAGATAAGAGTTAGACACATATTACATAGTATACGATGTATATGCTACAACCTCTTTATATAGCCGGTTAGCTCAATTGGGAGAGCATCACGTTTACACCGTGAGGGCCGGGGGTTCAATTCCCTCACCGGCTACCAGAAAATATAGGTGTAAACAAGGTAGTCCGGAACGCCTTGGTCAGTTCGTCTAATGGATAGGACAACTTTGAGGAAGTAAATTCGTCGCGCGGCGGACACTTCCATAAAGGAAATGTGGGTTCAACTCCCACCTGACAACACCTCTATGAATTACTCATATAGGCGGTAAGAGCCCTATATGTAATGGTGTGGTAATGAGTGAGGATAACCACAACGAAAACACCTTACTCACTATAGAATCGTAGCTCAGTTGGGAGAGCGTTGCCCTGACACGGCAAAGGTCGTGGGTTCAACTCCCGCCGATTCTACCATCTTTGAAAACAGAATATACAGATTGGCGCTCGAGATTATTTCTGTGACTATATTGAATCTATGACGAGCCGCCGGCCGGAAACCGGGAGTGCGCGGTAGAGTGATTAGGAATGGGATAATGTCAATCTGTAAAAAAATGTCGTGGTGATTGCAGAAATGTGAGGAGGAAGCCGGATAAAACTTATGTCCAATACCGGCCATCACCACGCCCAGAAAAAATATGGGGCGTTAGCTCACTATGGGAGAGCATCTCGCTTGCACCGAGAAGGCAGAGAGTTCGAATCTCTCACGCTCCACCAAAATATCCCGGTGATGCTGGTATCGAATCCAGCACGATGTATAACATCGTTAGAATAAGGTTCCTTCAATTCCCCGGGCGGGATTTTCGCGGGTAAGATTGGTATCTCGCCATGGCTCATAACCAAGGTTCAGGGGGTTCGATTCCCTCACCCGCTACCAAAAACACGGGAGATGTTCCCCACGGCGGTCTGTAAAACCGTTGTCTATAATTATGTGGGGCGGCAGACGGGTGGTTCAACTCCTCCATCTCCCACCAAAATATATGGTGGCAGAAGCCAAATGGTGAGGCACAGGGTTGTGGCCCCTGTAAGGAGCGGGTTCGATTCCCGTCTGTCACCCCAAAAATAGATGGTGATATAGTAGTATCAGTAACGGTTGATAGTATTGTGGGCTTCTACTAAAGCTTGGTCACACAAGAGGGTAAACACCGTCCAGTAGGGTTGGAAACCTACCCATCTATAGAATGGCCTTGTAGCTTAGTAGCCAGAGCACTTGACTGTCAATCAAGTAGGCGTGGGTGCAACTCCCATCAAGGTCGCCAGAACTTGGTGGTACTCTTCCATCACGCCATAGGGAACGGAACGGGAAATCATAACCGTTCATCAACCTATGGAAAGAGAGAACCGTGAAAATCGGTTCTGTGTAGATGACTTGCAAGCATCTACACTTAATGGGCTCGTGGCCAAATAGCTAAGGCGACGGTCTGCAAAACCGTAGATTGTGGGTGCAATTCCCATCGGGCCCTCCAGAAAATATGGGAGATGTGGGTTAAAGCCCCACCGGATGCCGCGGTAATCCGTAGGTTAATGAGAATAAACCGCCCTCCAAAATATAGACCCGTAGGCGAAACGGATTATGCCGCCACCCTTTCAAGGTGGAGATTGCGAGTTCAAATCTCGTCGGGTCTACCATATATGGGATGTGAGCTACGATGTTGGTAAGGCCTGAAGGGGCACTCTATAGGGATGCCAACTTTTTATCCCTATAAAATAGTGATGCCAGTAGGTATAATCCTACCACATCCCACGAAATATGAGGTCGTAGCTCAACGGTAGAGCAACTGGCTTTTAACCAGTAGGTTGAGGGTTCAATTCCCTTCGGCTTCACCAAAAATATGTGGGTATGTAGCAAAGTGGCAAATGCAATCGGCTCTTAACCGATAGAGCGCAGGTTCAAATCCTGTCATACCCACCAAAAATAAAGTTGTATCAAAGGCAAACGTATGTGCCGATTAGTGGTCTGAAGCTCCGTCATTTGGCGGTGGTGGACGGTTCAATTCCGTTGATACAATTTTTATAAAATACGGGTCTTTGGTGTAAACGCAAACACACTTGTCTCCAAAACAAGCAGATGAGGGTTGAAATCCTTCAAGGCCCGCCATAAAAAGTGTCGAAAGAGGCACAGAAGGTCGAGAGATTTTCGACATACTATGCCTAATTATACAATTTTTGCTCCCATCGTCTAATGGTTAGGACGCTGGCCTCTCACGCCGGAAATATGAGTTCAAATCTCTTTGGGAGTACCAGAGGAAAGAATATGTATCACGATTTTTACATATACAAAAATGTAAGACCGAATGGTAACCTCATGAAAATACAAGTCATCAAGGAGTTGAGGTCTGTGCTTTCTCTTGGTCTGAAAGAAGCAAAAGACATTGTTGACTTTATGGATACTATCACGGGAACCAATAGTTTGTCATACAGGGTAAATATGACGAAGGAACAGGCATTACAATTAAAAGATTTGGGTTTTAGTATCTGGTACGCGAGTACGGGGAAGGTAGTAACTGCTGAGGAATTTTTACCGGATGAATTATTTGTAATTGAATAGAATGGGGCGTTAGCTCAGTTGGGAGAGCACAAGGCTGGCAGTCTTGGGGTCGAGAGTTCAAGTCTCTCACGCTCCACCAAGGATTGAAAATGGGAAGAACATTTATAACAGCGGATACTCACTTCGGTCACGAAGATATGATTGGTTTCTGCAACAGGCCTTTCAAGACCGTGGAAAAGATGGATAGGGTTTTGATAAGGAACTGGAACGAAAGGGTGAAACCAAAGGACACCGTTATATTTGTTGGAGATTTTGCTTTCAATGAATGTAACAGAGTGGATTATTATATTGAGAGGCTGAATGGTGACAAGGTTTTTATCAGGGGAAACCACGATAAAAACAACGGGCTCAAGACAAAAATTGAGAATCTCACTTTGAGAAACGGAAATAATCTTTTGTATTGTGTCCACGATCCAAGACACATAAACAGGGATATCAATATCAACCTTGTTGCTCACGTTCACTTGAATTGGAGAGCAAAGTGGATAACTTGGAATGATACAAAAAGAGGAAATATCCTCATCAATGTAGGTGTTGATTGGTGGAAATTTTATCCGGTTGAATTACAGGAGATAATGGCTTTTGTAAATCATATCAAGAAAAATTTTCCAACATTGAATTATAACTACAATGATTGGATAAGACCTTATAAAGAGGAAAGGTAAATAAAATGTTAGGACTACCAAGTGATTACAAGTTATTGTTCAGGACTGTAGCCGGAAGTCATCTTTACGGAACCGCAACGGAAACTTCTGATGTGGATGAAAGGGGTGTGTTCCTTGCACCGGAAAGATACTGGCTCGGCTTTCTTGACAGGGTTGAACAGGTTGAGGATAAGAAACAGGACAAGGTTTTTTATGAGTTCAGAAAGTTCCTGAAACTTACTCTTGACTGTAACCCGAATATGGTCGAGTTGCTTTTTGTTCCTGAAGATAAATGGTTGAACCATTCTGATGAGTGGTTTGATGTTCTGAAAGTGAGAGATGCTTTTCTTTCCAAGAAAGCAAAACACACTTTCTCAGGATATGCTCATTCTCAGCTCAAGAGGTTGAAGAACCATAAAAGATGGATGGACGGTTTTGTTCCTACCGATAAATCCGAAAGGGAAGCATGGGAACTCTGGAAGAAAAACAGAAATCCCGAAAGATTTGCCCTTGAGGAAAAGTTTGGGTATGATACGAAACACGCTGCCCATCTGATGAGATTGATGTATGAAGGTAAGGAACTGTTACTTACCGGAAATCTTACTTTTCCAAGACCGGAAGCAGAGTTTCTTGTTTTTTTGAGAAACGGATACTGGTCTTACGATGAGTTGATGGAGAATGTTTCCAAGTTTGATGAGGACTTTGAAAGGTGGTATGAGTTATCTCCACTTCCTCATTCTCCTGACAGAGTAAGAGTAAACGAACTCTGTATGGATGTTGCAAGGAGACTATTATTGAAATAACGGGTTTGAGGGGATGCCCCGCTGACCATTCCTACAAGGAATGGGGAGGCTCATCAGGTTAGTCCTCATGGCTGCCGTGGATGGGAGCCCGTATAGAACAAAGTTCCCGCTCGGGAATAATTCGGTTCTTTTCGGAAGAAATGTTATCGGTTATTCCCGCTCGGGAATATTGGAGATGTAGCTCAGTAGGTAGTAGCGCTTGCCTGAAGAGCAAGAGGTCGGCGGTTCAATTCCGCCTGTCTCCACCAATGCCGGAATAGCGCAACTGGAAACGCAGGTCTTTCGTAAGGACAAGATTATCGGTTCAAATCCGATTTCCGGCTCCAATAAATATATGGGGTCTGGTATGGACTGGCTATGAGAAGCAAGGCTCAAATGCCGAAGCCCGTTAGATTCGGGCGCCCCATTCCAGAATAATGCCGATGTCGCCTAATGGTATGGCAGCTGATTTGTAATCAGCCGGAGAAATCTGTGGGGGTTCGATTCCCTCCATCGGCTCCAGAAAATATGCGGATGTAACTCAACGGTAGAGTATCTCGTTGCCATCGAGAAGGTTGACGGTTCAAATCCGTTCATCCGCTCCAAAATTTATGCCGGTGTGATGGAACTTGGCATACATACTGCGCTTAGAACGCAGGTTTTCGGGGTTCAACTCCCTGCACCGGCACCATAAATATATAGAAGTAAAACAGATATGGCCGAGACAAGAAAAGCAAGAAAGAGAAGGCACGAAGAGGGATTTTTCCAGAAGTATTGTAATGGAAGAGGTATTGATATAGGTTGTGGTAATGACCCCATTCTTCCGGATGTGGATATGTGGGATCTATCCATCAGTAAAGATCACGATGCAACTTATATGAAAGGTATTCCGGACAATACTTATGACTTCGTATATTCGTCACATTGCCTTGAGGATTTGGAAAAACCGGATGTGGCAATAAAGAACTGGTGGAGAATATTGAGAGATGATGGATATCTCATTATTTTTGTTCCTCATCGTGATTTATTCGAATTGAGAAGGACACTACCTTCTGCTGGTAATGCAAATCACAAATGGTTCTTTGTGATTGATAAAAATGAGCCGCCAGTTACAATAGGATTGATACCATTTATTATTGACAATCTTACGGATTATGATATAATTTATGTGAAGAAGTGTGACGATAACTACAGTTATTACATAAAAGATAACAGATATGTAATAGCGGCCGGGGAGTTTTCCATCGAGGCGGTTATCAGAAAAGGAAATAAAACAAAGTTTATAGATTAGCCGGAGTGAAGGGAATTAGGCATACCTTCCTGACTTAAAATTAGGAGTGTGGGAGTTCGACTCTCCCCTCCGGCACCAATGGGGAAGTGGTGTAATAGCAGCCACGCAAGTCTGAGGGGCTTGTGCTCGAAAGGGCGTGTAGGTGCAAATCCTACCTTCCTCACCAGAAATATCGGGGTATCGTGTCAGCGATAATGGAAGTGGGTTTCATAGACCGCCTTGACCTGACAGAAAAGAGGATGGTTGACCCTAACCTATGAAACGGGCGTGACCCCGTTCCCCGATTGAAAATATGGCCGGGTAGTTCAATGGTAGAACGTGCGACTTATAATCGCTTGACGGTAGGTTCAACTCCTCTCCCGGCTACCAATATTGGAGTTATTATGAAGCAGTTGACACAAAAAAATCTGGATGAAATCCTGTCGAAGATGTTTGAAATGGTTGGTGCCATTTATGATCCTTCCGTAGTAAAGAAAGAGAGATGGTATCTGAAATACAGATGGACAAAGATGCAGGAAGAACAATTCAGAAAGTGGTTGGTTTCTTATCTGAAGAAAAATAAGTTCTGTTTGAACACAAAGATTGCCGAAAAAGAAGCCAATTATTTTCTTCTTTGGACGGGATTTCCAACATCGGATTTTGAGAAAAAATAAGCGGGGTTCGTATAGTGGTAATACCTCAGCCTTCCAAGCTGATGCCGAGGGTTCAATTCCCTTACCCCGCTCCAGAAAATGTGTGATATGAGTTTGTTTTTTTATTTAATATTAGTTTTTATTGCGGGTGTTTTGATTGATGTGGTCATAACCGTGTATACACAGGCCGTGGCAAATAAAAAGGTATGGTCTGCTACAATCACGGCCATATTGATTACATTGATCAACTTTATTTTCATCGTGTCAATTTTACAGGGTAAGCTGTGGGTAACGGTATAGGAACTTTCTTCACGATGAAAAGAAAGGGTGCATAATGGACTACAGGATTTTCCGAAAACTCGATGAGCTAACTCCTGTAGATTGTGTCAGTAATGTGGGAGATTTTGATGAAGTCCTTTTCAAAAGGGATGACTTGTTTCTTCCCTTCGAAGATACTCCGAGATTGGGTGGGGGGAAAGTAAGACAAGCCATTTCCCTTTTTTGTTCTTTGACAGACAAATTGAAACGGTATAACGGAATATCCAGTTATGTTTCTGTTTCTTCGCCTCAGGCAATGGTCGTGACAAGGACGGCTAAGGAATTTGGGTATAAGACACATCTGGTGATTGGTGTAAACTCTCCCGTCAAGGATGTGATAAAGAAGCATCGCCCAATCAGGGAATGTCACAGGGCAGGAGCAGAAATTCATAACCTTGCCAAAATCGGGTACAATACTGTAATCAAAAACAAGGCACAGAAGTTTTCCGCAAAACACAATTTATATCTTATTAATTTCGGAATTAATGTGGATGAGAATACCGAGGCTCTTGTGGGTTCTGTGGCTGATCAGGTTAAAAATATACCTGATAAATTAACCGCGATTGTCGTACCCGTTGGAAGTGGAATACAATTCGCCTCGATTATTGCCGGCGTAAAGAAATATCGAAAGGATATTGACAGGATTATCGGTATACAGATATCGGGATATGACAGAAAAAAAGATATCAATCACATATTGGATAAACTGGATATAAAATGTGACTATGAGTTCTATATTGACAAGACTTATCCATACACAAAACATATAACGGCCAAGATAACCAATACCGATGATTATAGTAAGAGTTTTGAAATGAATGTTGTATATGAATCGAAAGCCTGGAAAGCACTCTTGAGAGAGAGATATGGTTTGAAGAGAAAGGACACAATCCTATTCTGGATAGTGGGAAATAATAATTATCTTTATACATAATGCTACCGTAGCTCAGTTCGGTGGAGCACATCCTTGGTAAGGATAAGGTCGGCAGTTCGACTCTGCCCGGTAGCTCCAAGAAAATATAGCCGGGTAGCTCAACTGGTGGAGCATTCGACTGATAATCGAAAGGTCGTGAGTTCAACTCTCACCTCGGCTACCATAATATGGCGGTGTGAAGGGAATTTTGGCATACCTTGGAAGCTCAAACCTTCCAGCTTGTGAGTTCGAATCTCACCGCCGCCACCATATCTCTCTGGTTTTCTTGGATATATTTACACTTTACGAGTTACTTGAAATATGATACAATATGTTATGGTGATATTATGAAAATAGGTTTTACTGGAACGAAACGGGGAATGACCCGTGATCAGAAATGTTGCCTTATAGGCATCCTTGCCGTTTCATCACCTGATGAATTTCATCACGGTGATTGTGTGGGGGCAGATGAACAGGCACATTCGATTGCGACGAACCTTACAGAAAATGTAATTATACATCCACCTATAAAGGATATACTGAGGGCTTTCTGTGAGGCCAAAACTATTTTACCACCAAAAGATTATCTTGATAGAAACCACGATATTGTGGATGCCTGCGACCTACTGGTGGCGACACCGTGTACAAGATATGAAGTCACAAGAAGTGGAACTTGGGCAACCATCAGGTATGCGAGAAAAAGAAATAAACAGATTATTATAATTTGGCCGGAAGGTGATTATGCTAAAGAAAATGTTGAAAAATAAGAAGGTGAATTTTTCGGGCAAAATGGATGATGATTGTCTTGTTGTCCATATTGTTGCTGACGAAAACGGTAAAAAGATTTGTGACTTGAAACTTTCAACGCAGGAAGTTCTCAATCTTGTCGAATACGCGATAAAGGACATATTCGGCCGGCTTGAAAAGGATTTGAAAGAGGGAAAAGAAGATGTACTATAATTATAGAAGGGGAGTTATAAATCCATTCTTTCGGATTAAAAAGGAAGCTATTAAAACGGAAAGTGGAGTAAAAATCCCAGGCAGATGGGCTCTCTTAAATGCCAAGACAAATTCCCTTTTGGGGATAATGTCGGCAGACTATGAAGTTGTTCTCAATTCACAAGTGGCTAAACTTTTTGATGAGGCTTTGAGAGATTATGAAATTGATAAAGTTGGAGACCATCTTGATAATCTACAACGAAGATGGAAAAGAAGGATTATTCTCAAAGGTGAGAAAGTTACTTTTGAGGTGGATAGAGATGATCCTGTAACTATCGTCGTGGAGATATTCAATGGCTACGATGTGAGGTCTGGTTTCGGATATGAGCTTCTTGCGTGCAGAAGTGTCTGTGAAAACGGATTACTGATGGCCAGAAGAAAAATCTTCAAGGAAAGTTATTATCACTTTACGGATAACCCGAAGAAACTCCAGCTTTCCATCGAAATGAAGTTTGACTATTTCAGGGAGAATGTTAAACTGTGGCAGAAGTGGGTCAGGGAAAGACAAACAAAAGATGATTTTATTCTCTTTGTAAATAAGAGGGAGTACCTCTCGGAGAAAATCAAGGAAGAAGTTATTGAAGGATATGACTTGGTAATGTCCAAATCCGGTGTGGATAACAAATGGGGTCATTTTAATATTTTGACTTATCTTGCCACACACCAGACAAAAGCAAGAACTGGTTCACATCTATTTTCGAATAGGTATAAGCTCTTTGAAAGGATGATAGAGGATTACTATACAGAAAAATAATTCACGGGTCGGCTAACGGTAGGCCGTCTGACTTTGGATCAGAAAATGGTGGTTCGATTCCATCTCCGTGAACCATATACACGGGTCATCTAATCGGTAGGATATCTGGCTCTGAACCAGAAAATGCAGGATCGTGGCCTGCCCCGTGTTCCAGTATAGGTAATAGGTACGGGATATTGTCTCACACTCTCACCGTTATGCACATCTCACCGAGCCTGCAGTAATCGTGTGAAAGGCCTATGTCGGACATTGTGATGGGATGAAAAGCTGGCAATCCCGTATTTATTGCCTAAATAATAGGGGGGTTATTTATGGTAACTCCCCGTTTTCTTTATATTTTTTGTTGTTTTTTCTACTTTACAAGTTACTTGAAATATGGTATAATATATCAGTTATACTATAGAAAATAGAAAGGGGCTTTTATGATTTTGAGATTTTCCGATAAGGGTTCTCCGTATGTAGAATTGGATGACCACAATAGGTTCATTTTTTCCAGGCTTACGGCGAACGAGAGGGGAATAAAGTATCTTCTGTATACCAATACTCCCCTGAACAATGATAAACTTACGGTCAGGGCCAGAGATAATTGGTTCACCACGATGTTTTTTAAAAATCCCACAAATGGGAAGATGAACGGAACAACGGGAACAAATCTCGGTATTCCCCATTCCTTCAAAACCAATGTCTTTTGGAAGAATGGTACTGTTTCTCTTTTGAGGAAAATGATTGGTAAACATCTTCTTCCTACTGGTGAGTTTCCGGAAACTGCCTTTCCGGCTCTTGCGGAAGATATCGTGAAATATAACAGATTGGCTGACGGAGATAAAAAGAAGCTCGCACAACTCGTAAAGGATGAGGAAAAGAAAGAGGGAGAGAAGCCGGAGAAGAAGTCTACACGAAAACAGAAAAAGGAGAAAAAAGAAAAGCCCCTAAAGGAAAAGAAACAAAAACCGGAAAAGAAACAAAAACCGGAAAAGAAACAAAAACCGGAAAAGAAACAAAAACCGGAAAAGAAACAAAAACCGGAAAAGAAAGAGAAAACCAAGAAGGTCATAAAGAAAAAGGCCAAAAAAGTAAAGACCAAGGCAAAACCAAAAAAGAAAACCAAGAAGGTCGTGAAGAAAACCAAGAAGGTCGTGAAGCCTTCAAAGAAAAACAAAAAAAGAAGCAAAAAGGCAAAATCTAAAAAGATGAAAGTCGGGAAAAAATCAAAGAAAAGATAACTATGGTGATATATGATGATTTATGATCCTCCTCTCGATGGAATAAAAAGAGTATCTTTGGGTAAGTATGGTCTTTGTTCCAGATGTAAACATTTGAAGGTACAAATAACAAGATTGCATGATGAATGTGTAATCTGTATGGCAAATAATGATAATCGTGGAACTTTACGGCCGAGCCGATATGATCCGGTTGTTATCTGCTCAGATTTCTATCACAAGAACCAACCGGATTTGTGGGAAATGGAAAGGATGGCGACAATAATTGATGTAAATGTAAGAAAGCCCGCGGGTTTTGAGTTGAGCAGCACGGACGAAATAAGAGAAGTAACTGTTAAAAAACCAAAATGTGAGGATTAAAATGAGAAAGCAGAAAGTTGTTGCTTACAAATATGTAGGAATTATTGACCGCTTAAAAAAGGATTTGTCGGGGAGAGAAGATATTTTCTGTCTCCATACAATGACAGATACTTTTGAGCAGACAAGAGCCTTGGATGATCGCCAATTCCCGTTCAAGAGGATTGTGAGGGTAAAAATCACAGAAATGAAATAATTCCTATTTCCACCTACATAAATACAATAAACATTATATAGGTGGGAACAATGGAAAAGAAACCAATAATCGAAAAATGTGTGGGGTGTAAAAAAGTAACAGAGGATGGCTTCTGTAAGGTATATACCAATCCGGAAGCCAAGTGGTCTATAGGGGGTTGTTTTATAGCGACGCATATCTCCAAAGAGAAATCCTTTATGGCCAAGATGATGAACCCGTTGAAAGCATCCAAAAAGATGAAAAGAAAGAAATAGAAAGGAAAGTAAAATGTTGAAAATGCCTGTAATAGAAAAGTGTGGTAACTGTGAAAAGATAAAGGACGGCTTTTGCACGGTGTATAGCTCCAGCCGATTTCTCGCACCAGTGGTGCGAGAAATCGGCTGGGTGAACCCAGCTGGTAAGTGGGCTGTCGGCGGTTGCTTTATCGCCACACATATCAAGAGGACAATGGTTGAGAAGAAGAAAGTCAACCCATTGAAGGCTTCCAAGAGGGGGGCAAGTGTTATAATTCCCCCAATGAAATAAGATAATGGAGAGGTGGATATTTTGGCATATCAAGCGGTCTTGAAAACCGTCGCTTCGAAAGGGGTTGCAGGTTCGAATCCTGTCCTCTCCGCCAAGTTTGGAAGGGAGCCGAATATTGGTTAGTCGGGGCTGCCTGCTAAGCAGTTGATTCTTTTTATAGGGTCTGAGGGTTCAATTCCCTTCCCTTCCGCCAAAAGGTTTATATGTGGAAACGAATTATAAAATATCCGGTGGCAACATTACTGGCCACCATTGCGTATTTTTATACTTGGTTTGAACGCTTTGTAAAAAATAGAGGAAGTATGGCGCCAAAATATTTTGTTGTCTGTGAACATTGTAAACACAAATTCGACTATCTGGAATATCCGGAAGTCGCAATGGGATATAAGTTATGCCCGAAATGTGGTTGGGCAATAGATCAATCCGGCCAGGCTTGGCCTCCACCGGAACAACCACCAATAAGATTTGGAAGCGTGCGATAATTGGTAGTCGGCACGATTGGAGATCGTGTGGGGGTGTGAACAGCATCCCCTGTAGGTTCAAGTCCTATCGCTTCCGCCAAGGGAGAAAGGAGATGGAAACAAAACTAAGACGATATCTAACAGAAACATTCAGGGGTAGAATATTGATGATCTCTATGAAAAGCACGGTGGTCGATTTTCTGAGAGAACATTTTGAAAATATAGTTGACTGTAAATGGACTGATATTGTCTTTGAAGAGGATATATTGATCCGGGGCGAGAGTTTGGGGAGTTATAATTTTGTAATAGTCGGCTACGGGGATCATATTAATATGGCATCTACCGTTATAAATTATTTGAAATTACATAACATAAGATATCTCTGTTACGGAAAAGGCTCGAATGAAACCAGTAAGATTTCTCAGAACTCAAAATTTGAGGAGATGTCAATTCCACAACCTAAAACTATTATTTCTTCAAAAATGAAAACATCGTCCGAGGAACTATTCTCAAAATTGGGTTTGCCGGTTGTGGTCAAGTCTCTTGATACTGCACGAGGAGAAGGTGTGTCAAAGATAGATAAGAGGTTTCAACTTGACAAATTTCTTTCTATGGGTAATAAAGAGGACTTTTTCATATTCCAAGAATTTATACCCAATGATGGGGATATTAGGGTCTTTTTCTTCAGAGGTCAAATACTCTACTCTATAAAAAGAAAAAGTTCCTCGCCAAAGGAATTCAGAAATAATATTTCTTTGGGCGGGAAACAGGAATATATTGACAAACTTCCACCGGAAGTAGAAGATCTTGCTATTAAAGTCGATAGGATATTCAATCTCGATTTCGCCGGGGTTGATATTGTACAGAATAAGAAAACTGGTGAATGGTTGGTATTCGAAATTAATCCCGCTCCCCAATTTTTTGGTGATGAAAAATATGTAATTCCTGTAATCATTGATTATATCAATAGAGGAAATATATGAAAGACATTTTGAAAAATATCATCTATAAGATAACTTATTTTATGATGAATGTTGTCTGGTTATCCCCGTGGGGAAGAGCTATCATTCACAAGGCAGTTGATCTCTATTTATCGAGTGCGCTCTTTAGTGAAAGAGCTAAAATCTTTGGAAAGATGGAAGCGGCCAAAATGTTTTCGTATCGGGAATATAAATTTTTTCGTGATATGGCAATCAGGGATATTTTGTTTTTGTTGTCGATATTTCCCAATCCCTATTGGTCTTTGAGAGAATTGGAAGAAAAGAATTATCCGCATTGCACATATATGAAAGTATAGAAAGGGATGATTATGATACGGGGAGAAATCAGAAAGGTTCTCCAAGACCCCAAAGTACAAGTGGGGTTTGAAATAGAATGTATCTTTCCGTCTGTTTTTCGGAATGAGGGGTATAAAACGAAACCCGATATATCCAAAATTGCGTATTCCTATTTCAAGGCGCCAAGATTACCATTCGATTATGTAATAAAGGACTATCATCACTATTACAATAAGAAGAAATGGATTATCAAGAGTGATAATAGTGTGGGTGATGCCGGATTGGAGTTGGTTTCGCCTGTTATGCCGCTAAAAGAATATCTTGAGATTTGTCCGTTTATATTTTCTCATATGAAAAAGGTGGGGGCCGTAACTGATAATAAATGTGGTTTTCACTTGGGCATTTCCTTGAAGGATAGAGGATGGTATAATAAGATAGATGTTATGAAATTGGGTCTTTTTGTGGATGAGAACGAGATATATGAGTTCTTTCCGATGAGAAAGAATAATACTTTTTGTGAGAGTGTTCATAAGGACATAAAGAAAGTATTCAGGAAAAGAGTGGGAGATTTCATTGTTGAAAATTATAAAGTGAAGCCCGTTTTCAGCGAAAATCACTATATGGGGATAAATCTACAGCATCTCAAGGGAAAAAACAAGTATATTGAATTCAGATATATCGGGGGCCGGGATTACCACAAGAAGTGGAAGGAAATAAAATATCTGACAGCGAAATTTATTCTGGCTATAAGAAAAGCCTGTGATGAAAATACTGATTATGAATATATCCTGAAGGTTCGGGATTTAAGAAGGGGTAATTGAAATGCCGTTATGTGA